CATCACTTTTGGGGACAACTGTAGCTCTGTCACTTTTAGGGACAGCTGTAAAAACTGCAATTTTGGTAATGGCTGTAGCTATGTCACTTTAGGTAATGGCTGTAACAATGTCACTTTAGGTAATAGCTGTGAAAACTTCACTTTAGGTAATGGCTGTAACAATGTCACTTTAGGTAATGGCTGTAAAAACTTCACTTTAGGTAATGGCTGTAACCACATCACTTTTAGGGACAACTGTAACTCTGTCACTTTTGGGAGCAACTGTAACGCTATCACTTTTGGGAGCAACTGTAACGCTATCACTTTTGGGAGCAACTGTAACACTATCAACACAGATCCTACTACTCCAATAATTAATCATGCCAGATATATTGATATTGCATCAGGAGTGTCCATGATAGCTATTATTACAACCACACCCACAAATGATTCAAAACATCTTCAAAATATATCCATTCGTCAGGGTGTATCTGGATCATATGATATTGATCAAGATGCTAACTACAAAGAAATCAATATAGATGTTTTAGAGCAGAATTATGAAATCATCTTCACTAATAATGCAGAAGGAAGATTAGTAAAGCAAATTGCTCAAGCTTAATAAATATATACACACATTCTACCAAAACAAAAAGGATGACCTTAAAAGTCATCCTTTTTTTCGATTTACAAAGCGATCTCATCTCGGCCTTTATAACTACAAGGGGAATGTATTTGATCGCATTAGAGCGCTTCTAAATGCGCAAATTTCTTATTTAACTGGCACTACACCATCAGGAGATAGTGAATACCAATCACAGGCTGTGGTAGTCTTGCATAAAACCAAGTCCTCATCCTCGTCATAGAAATCTGCTGGATCTGATACATTATCTACAGATTTCAACCAGCCAAGTTTTTTAACTTCATTGATTATCTGCTTCACCTTCACATCATCAGCATTCACTGGAACTGCATAGATAAGGCAAGCCCCCCCTGTGGATGTTATAATACCAGGGATAATTGTGGTATCCCAATCAGAAATTTTAGCCTCGCGCATAGATCCTGTGGATACGCGAATAGATTCAAGTAAACTTTTCATATATATCTTCTTCGATTTTTAATATTTCTTTCCACCATGAGTAGACAGGTTCTTCATCTGTTCAATGATTCTGCGTTCACATACCTTATCAGGTGCTCCGCTACTATATTGTCCAGAACAAATCAAGAATGAACGGATAGAGATTTCCAGAGGGGCCTCCAGATCAGCCAGTTTATAAAGGAAGCCCAATGCTTTTTTAGCAGAGGACTCATCGCAATCCAAATGAGGAACAATACCCTCTACCAGCTCAAGAACTTCTTTGGTACTGAAATCCAGGTCACAGATCAGGGCGCGGTTACGAACGGCTGTATCTATTTGACCAGCTCTGAAATTGGTTATTATAATTCCTCCACCTTGATAAAGAAATTGCTTTGGATATTCCCATCGTGATTTAGCATCATTCCAAACAGCATCATCACACTCCTGGGCCAGTTCCTCGTCCATAGGGATAGCAGCAGAGGTATTCCAGGATACCCAGCGCTCATCAGAACTGTCATAGGCAGCCTTCAACAGGTTAATAGCATCCTCATCCTTAAAGATGGAATCACAGTCATCAAAGAGTATCACCTTCCCTTTGTCCTTATAATCATGAAGAGCCTTAAACAAAGCTGTCGGAGTACACTTACCCTTGAGCAAGAAATAATCCTTGTTCATAACCAGACCTGCTGATTTGATATTTTTTAGAACTCTGAAGGTTTTACCCACGCCAGGAGCTCCACATAATAGAGCCAATGGTCTGCGACCCAAGATAACAGAGGTGACATAAGCATTCATATCATCAAATCTCTCCTCTGGGGTGGCCTTCTCCTGGGATGCCAAATACTCCTCCCATTTAGAAAGGGATGCTGGCTCTGACTTCTCTATGGTAGCCCCTGGATTGATGACTGCCTTGGCCTCATTCCATTCTGCAGTCAGCTCATCATATTGCCTTTGGAGCTCTGTGGTGTCTCCACCTGCCCTTCTCACCTTACCCAGTCGCTGACCTATATTATGTCTACGTCTTTGGATATCAGTCACTGCATCTTCATTGATCTCAGCGGGAATATCCTCTGTCCTCTCATAGAGCTGAGAACCGCGGATCCATTTCTTTATATCTCCACCATTCATATCTACCTCGGCACTCAGTACAGCCTCGATGAGTTTGATACATTGAATAGTATTAGCACCTTTTGTTTCTACCTCTATTCCTTTTACTTTATCCCCTGTGACATAAGCCATGAGGACATCATTAAGGTTCTCGGTAAACACAATAGAATGGATACCACTACTCTCTTCTCCTCTGGTCCATACCATTAGAGCTCCGCGTGATGTCTTGGAGTTATATACAGGTACACAGATGCTATCATTTCCTGAGATGGTGAAATCCAGTCCCATGCTCCATACCTCGAAGTTACGCTTGCGCAGATAGGCTCTGGTAAGGCTAATGGCCTTTTGAAGGTCCTTATTTTGAAATGCCTCAAATAACATTGGGCTACAGGACTCCTTTAGAAATTCAGATAAATTCATTTCTCTATTTAATTGATTGTTTTTATAATAGCATTGAATTATTTTATTATCCCTGCATCATAACATTCATATTTCCCATGGAAACATTTATGTTCATGCCACCTACCTTCTACCAATCCAAAGTCAGCAGGCCAACCCTTTATGTCCTGAAACCAGAGTTGTTTCCATGGGCTCAAATCCTCTTCCTTAATAACTGCCCATAGAAATTCCTTTATATCCTTGTCTTTATAGTCGTCCCATATAAATATACATCTAACCCCATGATCTCTCAGTAGAAGTGATTTTTCTATATGATATTGGGGTGTCTTATGTTGAGTTGAATGCCAATAACGAAGTTGAGACACTTCATGTGTATCATAGGAACCATTTGCCTCAATAGCTAATTTCAAAGAGGGAATATAAATATCCATCTCCATGCCAAATTGCCTGTCATTGGTATCATATTCAATTCCCATTTCACCTAACCATCTCCTTATCTTTATCTCTAAAGTGGAAAATAAAGTTTGCTGAATGGGCAGGAGGTGAGTGCATGGCTCAGCCCCATGCTTATTACGACTTCCCCATAATGATGGCTTGATTATATATGTCTTCTCTTTGCATTGATCACATTCTGGATGAGGGCATTTACAGATCCAATTTCCATTTTCATCATATCCTACCAAAAAATCCTTTTCCTTTATTTGGTTATCCCTATGGGTCATCCTGCATTTTTCCATAAACCAGTCAAGCTCATTCAGGTTAGTGGTACCATACAACTCCACAAATGTATTATTTCTCTTATCCTTGAACTCTTGTACCCTGGAGGGATTATCTGCCCCATATCTGTCCAAACAAGTTTGCCTGGTTTTTTGAGGGTCTGAAAATCTTGTGGCATTATATTTTGCAAGAAATGAATCTGTCACCTTTTTCTGAATTAAATCACTTTGAAAAGGATAATCAACTCCATATCTTTCATTATTAGTTTTCTTTAATTTTGCCCTGACTTCTACAGAGCTTATGGGAGTATTGCCACCATATTTGATGTTGTTTGTAATTTTTATTTTCTCCTTTATTTCTTTTTTTGCAAAATTATTATCACTTCCATATTTGGCATAAAGGATGTTATGACACTTAGGACAGCAGCACTCACAAAAACCATATTTCCAATTTCTATACTTCACTGAATTACCACACACCTTGCAGGCGGGGATATTATCCATGTTATGAAAATATAAATAACATCTCTGGAGATGAGGAATATCTGGCCACCTTGATGTCATCTCTTTATACACAACAGGCCAGAGCTGAGAAAATCCCCTCTCTGACCTTTGATAGTTACTTAATTTGCCCCAATCAATTTGCATATGGAATTGGGTCTTTTTTCAGCCACTTCCAACGATTTTTTGTACACACCTCTTTGAAAGCGCCCCTGCGCTCATCGCATGAACCACACCTACCACATGACTCACCCTTTTCGTTAGGATTATAGCAGGTATGAGTATTTTTGAGGACCTTTTTCATCTCTACATGGGTGAAACCCAGAACTTCCATGGACTCCAGACCAGCTTCCAGAACCTTGCCCTTGTCAATATACTCAAAAGGAGCAATGTAATCAATCCTTTCTGATCCCCAGTTAGAGATTCTGAATAATTCCTTGGCCATGGCCTGAGACTCTGGGCGACAATCAGGGTAAATGCAATTATGAATCAGGATATTTCCATATTCACCAGCAAAGAAGTTATGATTCTTTTCAACTGTGATGTCATAAACATCCTCCATCTCATGACTGATCTTGATGGATTTAATTTTGGTTGTGTCCTTATCAACTAATCCCAACTCCTGGATTTTATCTGAGTCAATACCCCTGAGGTCACATGGAGAGATAAGAATATCACCTTCCACCAGTTCCTTAGCCATTTTTTGACCAATTGAATTTATCCCCTCATCTGCAACATACACTTTATGATCAGAAGTCAGGCGAATTGAACCTGTAGTGGTATCAATTTCATAAATCTCATCATTCTGTCCAGTTTTTAAGGCATTTGTGATGGTATCCACTTCCACCTTTTGATTTACTGGGTCCACTGAATATACTTTGTCCCCTATCTTTATCTTATCAATTGTTTTATAACCATTGGGAGTAAGAATTTTTGTATCCTTTGTAAAACAATGGTCTCCTGCATGAAGACCCAAAGTGATAAACACATTCTCACCTGTTTTGTTAGCCCAACCCAGTGCTTTGGCATATACAATGGCACTGAAAATAATGTTACGATTCTCGACCACAGTACTTTTCATATTACTGTCGTCATAATGGCCTTGTGGAATCTCCTCACCGCCTTCGTGGAGTGAGCTTGCAGAATCACTAAATGCATCCTTCAAATCAATAATCTGATGGAGGATATTGAAGCCCTTTGCCTGAAGGAACTTAACGTTCTTCTTTACTTTCTTCAGCTCAATGCTATGCTTCTGACCATAGCTAAAGCTGTAGGCATGGACTTCCTCAATGCCCTGAGCAAATAGTTCCATCAGCAACATAGTGCTATCCAGGCCACCAGATAATGAAATAACTGCCTTCTTTGCAAATTCTGTGTTTGGTACTTGTAAACCTTCCATTTTGTTTTTGTTTTAATGTTTTGTTTGATTAATATACTTTGTTTAATTTGATTTTTTAGACAAAAATACCAGCATCATAACATTCAAAACTGTTATGCATACACTTATGTTCCTGCCATTGACCTTCTATCAATCCAAAGTCAGCTGGCCAGCCATCTATGTCAGGGAACCATTTTTTAATCCATGGGCTGAGATCAAGTCCTTTTATAACTGACTCTAAAAATTCGCGTATATCCTCCTCAAAATAGTCGTCCCATACAAATATACATCTAATACCATGATCGCTCAGTAGAAGCGATTTATTTATGTGATACAAGGATGTTTTATGTTGGGTTGAATGCCAATAACTCCCATTCACCTCGATGGCTAATTTCAAAGAGGGAATATAGATGTCCATTTCCTGTCCGAAACGTCTATCATTTGTGGTATAATTGACACCCATTTCAGTTAGCCAGTCTCTTATCTTCAGTTCCAGGGTTGAGGTGAATGATTTAATAGGGGTTGTCTTGGTACATGCAAGATCAGGGCATTTACATATCCAATCCCCATTTTCACTATGTCCGATAACATCCTCATATTTTTGGATAGTGGTGTTATGCCTTGTGATGATTTTCTTCTGGATACTTTTTTTGATGAGTGATGGATTAGTTTCACCATATTTTTGTTTGAAGGTACTATAAATCTTCTCTTTTAGCACTGGAGATCCCAGACCAGTACCTCCATATCTCTTTATGCAAGTATCCTTGGCCTTGTTGTTTATGCTTTGCACCTTCATAGCATTATCCACACCATACTTATCTAAACAGGTATCATGCATGGATTTAATCCTGAGGATATTGGCATGATCCTTGCAACAGGCCTTGGCAAAACCAAGAGAGCCAGATATAAATGGAACCACTCCTCCACATACTTCACATTTGGGAGGAGAGGTCATTCCATTTTTCAACATATATACTCTTGCCTTCCAGGATAATTCCCCATCCAGGGCCATAGCCTCGGAATAGATCTCAGGATAGTGCTTTTGGATGTAGGATTCTGAAAGCTGGGAGTTTTTCAAATTCTTCATACACCGCGTTCTGTACCCCAGATTCGAATATGGAGTCTATCTGCTACTTGCCAGCCATTTCTGATAGCCGCATCCACACAGGCCTTGGCTGAACAAGTGATCTGATCCAGGGTTTGACCCTCAGGCATCACCATCACAGGCCAATACCAGACCAATTCTGGGCAGGCGTTCTCAAGGCCCTCAAGATAGTCTTTGATGTATTGTTCTGTCTTACCATCAGCACTGTAAACGAACTTCAGTTGGCCACTGGCGCCTGAGCTCATCATCTTCACAACAGCCTCATAGTTAATATGGTTCTTCTTATGCATCTCTTGTTCTTTGGCGGGCACATCTGTTCCATCGAAGCAACAACTATTATCCAGCTTAGGACTCACTGACCAGAAAATGTTATTTTCATTTTCCCATTCATCAATTGGTTTAATGGTACCATTTGTCTCAATAGTGATATGGATATGTGGTAGTTCATCTCTTAGATCCCTGATAACCTGTAGTAGAGCTGTTTGCTGAAGCATAGGTTCTCCACCTGTAATCACCAGATGACACACTGGTTCGTATTGATTAAAGATATAAATCAAATCATTTGCCACATCTCCTGTCTCTCTTGGCGCCATCTTCTCGGGATGATGAGAGGTATAAGCAGTATCGCAGATGCTACCTCCTGCAAAAGCACAACGGAGATTACATCCATTTAGTCTCAAGAAAACACTTGGTACTCCTGTGAACGCACCCTCACCCTGGATGGTAGGGCCGAAAATTTCATTTACGCTAATTTTCATGTCTTTTATTTTGTTATTCTATTCTAAAAACATCATATGCAGTATTTACAGGGATCTTATTAATCCCAAATATATTAGGCACTCCGTCATCAATCCATTTTATACCATCAGTGTGCATCCTTTGGTATGTTCTTATTGGAATATCTTTTATCATTTCCTTATCAAAGCATATAATAGTGATATAAGTAGTAACAGAACCATTTTTGTGCACTATTTGATGTGCCAACATGTATCTTCCTCTACTGGTACCACCAGTTACATATAACTCTTTGTCATACCCTAAACCAAGAGAAGGGGCAATATTTTCGTCCCATTTTTCATACAACATATCCACATCCAAATTAGCTACCTTATTACTCAGCTCCTTACAAAAATCCATTTGCTCAGAAGTGATATTTGGCTGAATAATATTCGTTCTAATATTGTCACTAACCTCGCCTATGGTTAGGGTGATTTTCGTTTTGTTTGATTTATTTAGAAGTCCCATGGTTATACTTTTTAAAAGTCCCTGAGATTGCATCACATTCCCATTTCCCATTCCTTATAAATCCTCCCTGGAGAACACGTGGATTGATTCCGTTCATCTTCTCAATGTCCAAAGTTATGGAAATTTTATATGAGGTGCTGTGGTTGTTGGGTCCTATGGCGCGGAAAAAGAATATATATTGATCTTGGACGGCCCTACCTATTACTAATAGTTCTTTGGTGTATTCTAAACCCAAAGTAGGAACAGTATCAATTGTCCATTCCTCATACATTACACTCACCTCGAGGCCACTTGCCAGGGTAGCCAGTTTCCTGCATAATGCCTCTTGCTCTGAAGTCATATTCCATGGATGTACATCCGCTATTCTGATCTTAATATTCTTACTGATATCATCAATGAACCGGAGGATCTTGGTTTTGTCAGATTTATTTAGAAGTCCATCAATATCAAAAATCTGATAGTTAAATGTTGGATTATAATTCTCATCCTTTACAGAGCAGTTGGCCAGGGTAGTGATTCCATTATACACATGTGGTTGGTGATCTCCAGTATGGATATGACCGAAGAAACAATAACGAGGCCTGCTCCGTTCTATAGCCTCAGTGAGCTCCTCGCATCCATAGTCATCTCAGTATATAGTGGTGCCATATAAGTCAATATCAGGTGCGCAGTGGGATAGGAGGATATCTATGTTCTCCGGGATGAGGCTGAATTTCTCTTTCAACAACTCAGAATCACCATAAAAAGCCCAGTTTTCTAACACAGGACACCATGAGGTACCCCAGATCTTCAGTCCCTTATACTCATCCATGCTATCCATCAGTACCTTAGTCTTGCCATAGGCATCATACTCTCCCTTCTCTCCGATGAAATCATGATTTCCCCAGACCAGATAGCATCGCTTACAAGGCAGGCTCTCTACCCATGGGAAAAAATAATTAGCCATCCAATATCTCATGTTTTGCAGATTCCGTTGAATAGCCAGCGGAGAGATGTCCCCACAGATAAGGAGTAGCTCATGATCGGGGAGGTCATGTGGAAGATAACCATGCAGGTCAGAGAGTACTAACGTTTTCATCTTCTTCTTCTTCATCATCCCATACATTACTTCCCTTTGATAGAGCATCTCCTGGATCAGCAGGCTCATCACTGAAAGATAAATCACACAAATATTGTTCTACATTAACCTTGATCTGCTCCATCATAGGAGCTATATAATCTTTTTTCTTCATATTTTTTTGTCCTATTACTTAAATTTGTTAAATATATAAACTCCTCCCATTACATGTGTCCTTTGATATGATCTCCCAGGGAAGAGATCCAACACTCCTTTTTCAAAGGTTATGGTAATTATATAAGCTGTGATGGATCCATCTTGACGTGTAACTTCTATTTTTAACACGTAACGATCCTTGTCATAACTACCCATCACACGCAGTTCTCCATAACATTCCAGTCCCAGGGTAGGTACTGTTTTTATGGTCCATTCTTCCCATAATATACTGGCATCAAGTCTTGCAACCCTTCTGATTAATTCAGTAGAGGGGATATCCTGAGCATTCCCTAAAATATTCACATTGATATTTTCACAGATGCCCACTATAGTATGGCGTATATTTGTTTTATTTTTATTATTCAGAAGACTCATTGTTCTCCATCATCTTTTTATATTCCTCATGTTTGCGCTTTAACTCCGCATCATAGTCCTCCTTGGTAGTACCATCGGCCAACTTTTTGACATAGTTAAAGGCCAATAACTGTTCGTAGGAACCTGAGTCTTTTGTGATAGGATTGCCACTATAATCCAATGGTGTTCCATTCTCATCACATTCCTGAATATCATCCCCAACGCAATAACCAGTCTTATTCCTATCTGGGTACGCCATGCCTGAGGAATGATGGGTTTCATCCCAGTGCTCAAGGATGGCCTCGGCGATCTTCATCTCATAATAGGTCCGACCATATCCAGGATCCCATACATCCTCCTCCGCAGGAAACATAGTATCAAAATCATTTTGGATGACGCAGAAAGGATCCTGTTCATCATCTATGAATTTCCTGGGCTCAGTCATGTGGAAATAATGAAGGATTTTATACTCCATAGCCCTGAGGGAATTTCTGTGTTCCTCTATATAATTCTCTACATCCCACTTGGTTCTGAACTGAGCAATCAGCTCCACAGGAATCATTGCATATGTTCTTGGACTTGACATATATTCTTTCTTTTATTTTCTTTTCTTTATATCACAGGAAACTCCCAAATGTTTAGAAAGATTTCCCTCGAACTTGCTCAAATTCTTCTTTATAATCCTCAGGGATCATGCCTGTGATGATCTCCTCCATATTTTTTGTCATATCAATTCCCTCGACGGTATCTACGTCTCCAGATACTTTATAAACCACCAGATTTGGATATTTAGATTTCCATTTATCTAACATGGCCTCACCACCTGCAGGAATAGCATCTTTTCGGAGATACAGCTCTATATAATCCTGTGTAGGTATCTCTTCTATGCCCTCAGGCCACTCGTAATAACGATGAAATTGAATGGATACCTTGTTTTTGATGGGGATTAAATTCAATATCTTTGGGCCCTCGGATTCCAATATATAAGCACAGCGGGTGGCACAATCTGCGAATGTAAGCGGGAAACAAGAGCCCAGGCTATAACAATTCCTCCCAGGCTCAATGGTCGGGAAATGGATATGGCCCGAGAAAGTAGGAGTATACAACTTACAACGAGACATACCAATATCTGCATGGGTGAAGATGATACTACCTTTGTATTTTTTACTGAGTTCAGTTATACCCTCTCTTTCCTGGTCATACCAGGGGATGAACACCTGATGGTCTCGAACCAGGGTGTCATGACTCACAATGGTTAGCCCAGGAATGCCCGCCAGTACATTGTCCAGGGCACAGTATTTATCAGTATCAGGAGAATAATAATCATGATTACCAGCTATAATAATCACAGGTACTTTCCATTTGGAGAACCATTCCCTGGCGAAGGTGGCCACATGAGTCTGAACACCAACGCGAGTATCAAACACATCCCCGAGGCATACCACCTCCTCTATATCCTGAGTTTTGAGTAGTGACTCCAGGAACAGTTGTTGAGATTTTAACCAGGTCATGGATCCATTCTTCACACCCAGATGAAGGTCGGTCAAAAGTAATTGTCGCTTCATGTTTATTTTGTGAACTTTTCTATGATTAACGAGGCTGAGTTGTTGGCATCCCTTGTCACCTTGATAACCCCATCTAAGGTGGTCTTGTCCAGCTCCTGGTGACTTACTATGAGAATAGTCTTGTCCTTCATATACTGCTTGATGACAAAAAGGAGCTGAGATCGCGCCTCATTGTCAAGATTAGACATCAGCTCATCTAATAATGCAATGTTGCAATTCACATGCCTCGCAATGGAAACCAGGATAGCCAAAATGATGATTGTATCCACCATCTTGCCCTGGCCTGTGGAAAGACTGGCGCGAGACACCTCGGTGCTTCCTCTATGGATGCTACAATCAAACTCGGAATCAAAAGCTGGATAAAAATCCATACCCACTGACTCTGAAAGGAGTTTGCAGTATTTATTGATGACAGGTACTATACCTTCCATGATCTTGGCGCGGATAGTGGTGCCTATGATAGAGGATAACTCGAAGTACTTGGATGATTTGGTTTCATTTTCGTTATAAGTCTTTTGCAATTGAGAGAGTTCCTCCTCCAATGCAGCCAGACGCTCTTCCTTGAACTTCTTAATCTCCTCGGACGCCCTGATGAGAGCCATTGTATTATTTTGTTGTTTTAGATCCTCCTCCAGGATCTTTGTTTTGTTAGCAAGATCCTTGTGGATGATCTCTACCTTATTATCAATCTCCTTCAACTTCATATTACAATCAGCCTCCAGAGTATTCTGATCTTTAAGGGATTCTCTCAGCAAATCCCTTTCCTTTTTCTTGGTCTCTAAATGACTTTGGTCAATATCAGCTCCACAGGTAGGACACTTGCCTTGCTCAATGAATTTAATCTCTCCTACCAATTTCTTACCAATGGCAGTGATCTCAGCCTTCTTGGCTGTTATTTTTTGGCGTTGATCATTGAATTGAGTAGATTGTTCTTTTAACTTTTTCTCAGCATCCAAGGCCTCGTCTTTAAGATTTTGAATGCTTTTTTTAAGATTGGTAATACAATTCTGAACTTCGTCCATATCTATATCTCCTGCTGGCTTTTCTTGAAGCATAGTGCAGCGTTGTTTCTCATTTTGGAGAGCTTCTATATGGACTTTGGCATTAGATGCAGCAGCATTATGAGCAGCTGCCAGCTCCTTGGCATTATCCTGATAAGTAGTAACTAAATCCAGACCCAAGACATTATCGAGGAACATTCTGGTAGTCTTGGTATTCATTTGGGACAAGGAGGTGAAGTTATTAAAGGAGATGACACAAAGAAGTTCCATCACTTGTCTGGTCACATCCAAATATTCAGTCTCCAGCACATTCTGCATGAAGCGTTTATCTGGGCAGGCCATAGGCTCTCCATCAACAAAAATGGTCATTGGGGATTGGCCGTAGCTATTCAATTCTCTATCAATAACAATCTCATGCCCTTTAGATGTGAGAGTGATATGAGTCTTACCATGCTTGGTTCCCCAACGGATCAGATCTCTATTCTTCTTTCCATTGATTGTTCCATAAATGGCGTAAAGGATTCCCTCGGCCATGGAGGACTTCCCTGAGCCGATGTTACCTTTGATTTGGTAGAGCCCAGGGATATCATCAAAATCAATTTCAAGGTGCTCAAAACACTTGAAATTTTCTAATTGTAGTTTCTTTATATGCATGAATTAATATAACAAAAAAAGAGGAACTATTAAGTTCCTCTCTCCTTCTTATACCCATTTAGTGAATCCATTTTTTTCCAGCCATCTTTTGGTAATGTTCACAATTTTAGTGGTCATCACACGGCCTCCGCGACCATCATAAATATTCACAGCATTTAGTTTTTTGATGATATCTTTTAAGGAATCCTGTATTGGGTATGCCATGAATTTATTACTTTCAAGCAATGCCCTCAGCATCTCAGTGGCCTCTTTTATAGGCACCATCAGTCCCTTATCCTGGGAGTTGAATGGAATAGGAATCTCATAATCCACCCTACAAACATCTGTATAGGCTCTCTTTCCCTGGGCGACCATCTCAAATACTATAATATTCCTGTCTTCCTGGTTTTTCGTATTATAAAATGTAGCATTCTCAATAGGAATCCTTATACTAAGCCGCTTGGAAATTGCCTGCATTTGAACATAGGCATATCCATCATAAACTAATCTCCCAGAGGTCTTACAAATACCAGTATTCTCGAAGGCATCCCACACAGATAATGGGTCTCCTTCTATGCAATCGTCCAAGAATGCATCTACCATGGACATGGCCTTTGTTTTGTTGTCCTTGTTTAATAGACCTTCTATGAATGTTTGTATTGGTTTCATAATAGATTATTAGTACATATCACTATTTACACTATCAATAAATGCAAGAGAGTAACCATTATCTCCCCGCTCCCATCTTATAAAGTGCCAGTCCATTCCCCATGAATATTCATGACTATCCAGGAGTTTTTGTGCCTGTAATTTAGAGATAGGACTACCTGGGTTCCACACACCTCTACGATGAGTGCATGGGGCATCCAGTTTAATCCACTTCCTTGCAACATCATCTGAATTAGAAAGGTTGATGTCGGGGCGCTTAAATTTTGTGGATATATAATTTTGGATATCCCTAAGGGTATCTTTTGAAATGACATATGATTCTACCCAATCAGCATTAGGACCAGTTTCCCATCCACCTCTGCGTATTTCAGAAAATATTTTGCCAGTATAAAATCCTGCTGTGATCTTGCTATTAGCTGGACCATACATACCCCAATTACCATCCAAAGGTATTGACAAAGTATCTCCAACTGCAGGATCCAGAAACATAATATCAATTGTTTTGGTAGTGTACGAATATTTTACACTTAACATACACAAGTCATCATTTTCACGTGCAGGAGAAAGGTTGTCTTTGCACATTTGCATAAAATCCTTGAACCCTGAATCATAGAATCTTTTAGGATTCTTTGGTTTGGTATAATAACTGATATAATTTCTATGCAGTGATTCATCAGAGCATGTGATGAGATTCTTAAACAAATCCTGTATCAATTTTTTTCCGTCAAAATTCTAGGACTGAGCGGATGGGGTACCACCATTTAATTTATGATTCTTATATTGGGCAAGGAAATCATTGTATTCCTTCTCAATATCAGTGGTATCTTTTCCTCTAAGTTTTGCATTTCTAATTTTGCGATACAGATAATCTTTCCTTTTCTTCATCTCAGGGTCAATTGCCTCTGTTACTACGTCATATAATGTTTTCATATGTTTTAATAATCACACTTTATCCTCTCATCTATTCCCACATAAAACTCAAATCCTTCTCCGCTGAATGTAAAATGATAGTCGTGAGTCATGACCTTGGTAAAAATCTGCAGATTTGTTTCATCAATCAGCCTCATATATTGGATCATCTTAAATCGCATATCATCATACTTTATATCATATCCAGGAATGGTATTTTTAATGAATGTCTCTATTGGGTATCTATTAAACATCTGGACAAACAAATTATCATCCATGTCTTTTATACCCACGGCTTCACATTCCAGATTCACAATCTCAAAATTGTGACCCCTGTAACTCCTTATGATCTCTGTTTTTTTGTTTTTATCCAGTAGTCCCATAGATACTAATATACTCTATTTTTTTGTTTTCTATAGTGTACTTATATCCCTGTTTCTTGTAATTACGGACTTTAGCCAGTCCCTGGTTGTATATCCTCTTGGTATCAAAGACATCAATGAGGTCATATACCATGGCATAGGGTTTGGTTCCCTCCTCAGGGAGTAAGATACGGCCCAGGGATTGATTGGTAATGATATCCGACTTGAATGATTGTGTGAGAATGATGTTTTCCAGCCTTCTAAAAGTCAAACCAGTAGCAACACATGATACACTTGCCACAAGGATACAACCATCCTGAGCTAACATCTCATCCAGCACCTTTTGTCTTTTCTTGAGGTTATCTGCACCTATTATCTTTAGCACTTTTCTCTCTGGGAACTTCTTTTTAATGGCATCTATGAGATAAGTAATATAATCTGTATTATGAGCAAACACAATGCAATTCTTGGTCATGTTAGATAGAAGCTGGATGATCAGGTCCATCTTTTGCTGAGAGTGCTGGGCCAGTTCCTGCTCCCAGTTCAACAAGGCATTGGAATCTCGCATCCATGACTGGAGATAATCATAGTAATACTTCGGTTCATACTTTTGCTTAATAGCCTTGATGGTGGGGGGTAAGGATTTGATATATTTCTGGCCTAATTTACGATCAGCCTTCGGGACAAGTTGTTTTTTATTATCCTTCAGCACATAGTTTCCTACCAGGTATTCAGCGCAATCAATACCCTCTTTCTTATAGCTCTCAGGAGTGTATACCAATCTAAATTGCTTGATGATTGGCTCTACCAAAAAGCCTCGCCCCACTAACTCCATGGTGCTTATATCCTGAATCTTTGGACCCATGAGAGACTGACACCCGAGCCATTCTATGGTATTTGGCTCGGGCAAGGTGCCAGTAAAACCAAACTGGAGCTTTACCTCCTTCATAAAGGGCTGAGATAGGATAGTTTTGATGGACTTGGCATTGAGCTTATGAGCCTCATCCACGCATACCACATCAAATCCACTGAAGTAGTCAGGGTCATATCGCTTGCTCCGAGGATCAAGCTTACGAATGAGAGATTGAAAGGTACCAATAGTCAGGTTGGAGCCATTGACTGATTCACCCTGGGCCCATACCTCCTCTCCGTTGAAGAACTCAGCATAGTCCTTGAAGTCCTGATGTCCTTGTTTGACCAGCTGAATAGAAGGAACAATCATCAAAATCCTTTTTGCTCCCATCTTCTCTATCATGGTGCGGAAGACTATATATCCAATCAAGGTCTTTCCCGCGCGTGTGGCCAATAGACTCAGGGAGCGGGTATATTTCAGAATCTTCCAGGCAGCCCTGATCTGATAGTCCCTGGGTTGGAGGTTCAGTCCCCATCCAGATACCATCTCACCAAACTCCTCTTCAGTCATATCGAACTTGGTATAGATTAGGTCATCCTCAGGCCTATTACATTCTATATTATTGCTTCTGCACCAGGATACCACTTCGTGCCATAGTCCTAAAGAGCAGAAATAAATCCTCTTTCCAGTTTTCTTAGAAGGAAAGGAATCCAAGAACACCTCTGGGGTGGGGATACCATGGAAACTTGGTAGGAGCTGATACTGGGGGATCTTATTCATGTGTTTGATAAGACCACCAGGAACCTCTTGCATGAATATATATCGCGGCTCGGTTTTTGTTGTAACTATTTTCATTGTTTTTAATATTGCCTAATACAGGCATGAGTTTATTATTGTTGTATGAAAAGGTTGCAATATTTTTTAGAGGGCTTATTAAACAAAGCCAATAAAAAAGATCTGATCCGCACCAACTGGCAAGAGATATGTAACAAAATCAATTGGCGTGCGGATGGCTCAGTAAATAGCGATTTTAGAGAGACACTACTCTCTTGGTGCAAGGCTAATGGCCAGAAGTCTATGGAATCAAATCCATGCATGGTGAATACTGCCATGGGTGCCAAGATGAAGCACAAAGATTTCATGATAGTATTCACCAGGCTGAAAGTTATGTTGGTGTATGGTTATGGGGCAGATAATGTCATGACCAGAAAATGCCTGATGATTCCAATCACCAGCAGAGACTACTATTGTGGTCTTGCTATTGATAGAGAAGTGTCCCAGGATAATAATCTGGATGATAACATTGATGATATTTATGTCATTGATAAGGAGAACTGGATAAACATCTTCAAATCTATTAACCTTGCCAAAGATAAATCTCGCACCACACCAGATAAGCTATCTGTGGATAGTGATGCTCAGAAGATAGTCAGGCAGCTCCTAAAATAGAGATATCTGGATACTGCCGTCATACTTCAGAATAGGCATGCCAATGGGCTCCAATATTCTATTAAATGGTTCAAGGATAGTTCTTTCAAACATGGCCTTTCTATCCACAGGGCATCTCTCTTCAGCCCAATCAGGACACATCCCTGGTTCAAAAGCGAAATAGTTATCTGAGCTCTTCTTGGTCCTCTGCTCTTTAATGACATACCACCTATGCTTGCCTCCATAAGAAAGATTGTCCTTGTAACCATATTTCTTGATGTAACTATTGTATAAGGCCACAGCACGGACCACAAAAGGGGTGCCCTTTTCAAGTAATAAGGAGTCTGGACCCTCGTCATTGATTACATACTTATCATAATTATTCACTGAGGAAGTAGGACAGATCTCTTCCAGTGGGGCTGCATTAAATGCCTGAATAGCCTTCTGCATCTCCTGGTTGAGCTTATGGATGAGCGTAGGACCATCATTCTCCAGCAGGGTGCGGGTGAGTGTTTTGAGGCTGGAGCGGGCGATCTTGGGGTAACTGGATTTGATAATCTCCAGTCCCTTCACCTTCATAGGAAGATCATCAAGGTCAAAATATTTTCCGTCCTTCCAGAGCAGCACCTGGGCATATCTCTTCTTTACATTCAGCCAAATACCTGACAAATTTATGGTTTCCAGTTCAAATAACTGCTCCATGGACTTGCAGTGGCGAGAGGCATAATGTTCCTCCATGACCTCTGTGTTATAATCATTGAGGAATCCAGTGTTGAGTGTAGCAATAAACTCTGCCTTTTTCTTATCATCCCAGTTTTCAATCCCTTCGATTGTTTGTAAGAGATTGTCATAAGAAATATAAAGAGAATTATGGACCAGAATTTGATTGGCAAAAAATGTATGAGTGGGGTCATCTACCTCAATGTCATACACATATTCATCCTCCGAGGTGTAAAGAAACTCTACAGATTCTATGTCTACTATTTTAATTTGTTGGTTCATATTTTTTGATATTTTCATCTATAAATTGTTCAATATTTATCCCATCTCTATAGTCACATTCCCATACCACTATAGTTTTTATCCCATGTTGATCTAATAGCTTCTGATACCTTTTTTGATCATTTGCCTGCAATTCCCCAGCAGTGATGGATTTGTTATATGGAAAACAATGATCTTCTGGATTATATATTTTGGGATTACCATGAAATGCATCACCATTAAACTCTATACATAAATTGAGTTCTTCAATAAAGTAATCCATTTTGATATATCCATCATCCAACATTTTACCATATTCCTTGTCTTTGGTTGCATAATGAGTTGTATATTTTTTTGAGAGGACACTATCAAGTTCGTTAAAAAATATCTGGGATATGTCTGGGAAATATTTACAATTGCCAGTTGTATCTATATATTGCTTATATAATTGAACTCCTTTCTGTTCACCATGTCTTCTAATGAAATTTGCAAGGTTGTTCCTCTTCAAGTTGCATATCTTTTTCCATGTAGCTTCACCATATTTATTCACAACATATTCTCTTGATTTGGTCAACCTCTGTCTTGCTACATATTTATCCCATTTTTTTAGACCTTCTTCTTCTCCATATTTCTTGATGAGATTTTCTTTGGTTACTGCACGTGATTTATTATACTCATCAAACTGCTCCCTGGTCCAACCATATTTTTGATGTTTATATTCAAATGTATTTGTAAACGACTGCCTCTTACAATACTCATTCCATTTTTTTAGACCTTCTTCTTCTCCATATTTATTTATCCAAAGTTTTTTTCTATTTGAATAGATTAAGCGACCCTCATTATACTCTTCGTCCGACATATTAAACGCATACTTTGTGGGTTCCCTATATATGCCAAAATTAGTCTTTAGATCTGGATATTTTTCATGAAAACACTTTTCACATACCATCAAATTTAATTTGTGTCCTAATGTAATTTTAGATGTATTGAAACTGGTACCCGTAATTTTGCCGGCTCCATTAATTTTAGCGTTTGGATACCATATTTCACCTCCACATACCATACATTTATGTCTATAAGGATAAAATCGATTAAGCCTATTTAATGTTAAATCATCCATATACTACCAACTTATCTGTTTTTTTAATATCCCATGGTTTTGCCTCAATGAGTTTGCCATTTCTCATAATCATGATGGAATGATCTCCTGTGCACTCAATTAATTTGCCATCACTTGAGACAATCCTATATATTTTTTTATTCACCTTGTGCCTGATGACTCTTTTAATAGGAGAATCAACTAATTTGCCACCTACAAAGTTTTTTATCTTCCATGATCCGCCATCAATCATCTCGTGACCAAATTGAGTTTTTTGGATGACCCCAGTATTAAGGAGATTAAAGAAATCATCTACTCTTATATCTTTGGTCTCTTTGTCATTGGTTATAGTGATACTGGTATCCGCAACTACACTATCAGTATCTCCGTAGACAATCTGCAATAAATTTTTGTTATTTTTATCCATATCCCTACTATCTGTATTGTATACATTAAAATAATATAAGCAGAGTCAATGTTAAGTTATCCCTCCTCTTTTGGTATGTCCATAGTCCATTTGATATGCCCACAGTCATAGATTTTGAAATAGGGCTGGGATTTCATAATCTCTGCTTCTGTTCTGCCATCATATAGTCCCATTCTTTTTAATGTCCTGAGCTGGAATGAACTGCGGTGATATCTAATCCATTTTGTTTTGTGGATGTACCAATAAGCTGGGGTTATATTAGGATCCCTCTCAAATCCCAGTTTCTTATATACATCCCCATCAGAGATGTCACATGAAGAAAAAGAGATGATTTTCTTTGGTTTTTGATCCCTTATAAAATGTAAGAGCATCTTCTGGGCAGCTCCTATGACCTGGGTATGAACCCTGGTGCAGAATCTCCTCAGGTCCCAGGCCTCTTCTTTCCCTGAACCTGATAGAGCATTGGTCTTTCCGAAGCACATCACTCCAATGAGTTCTTCCTTATAAAACAGGCCATAATGGATAGAGGCTCTGGTGGCACCCTGGATGTGGTTTTTATCGAGGAACTGATTACAAAGGGTTCCTGAGATGGACTGGATAGTGCATTTCCTGGCACCAATTCGTTCTTTATAAATCCCAAATTTAGAGAGTATAACAGATTCCACTATCTCAGGGGTCCTTCTTATCTGGTCCTCCCAGATGGTAATCAGCCGAACCCCTGCCTTAGCACATTCTTCATATTTTCGCTGATGGAACAGGGCTTCTTTCTTATTGGAGGAGTGCCAGTAGCAACCATTCACCTCTATCCCGATTTTATAATCAGGGCAATACATATCAATCTCCTGGTGGTTGAGATGACCAAGAATGGTTCTGTCCTTGTGCCAGGAGATAGAATGATCATTGAGGATATTCTTCACAAACTCCTCGATCCAGGTCTTACCCATCCAATTAGTCTGAACAGGGTGGAGATTTGTGCATAATTCCAAGCCATATCGCTTGCGGGCATAGTAGTTCTGAGGATGGATTATATAGACCTTCTCTTGGCATTTAGTACAATCAGGATGCGGGCATCGCCTTATATAATTCCCTGATTCATCATACCCCACCAAATCCTCATCTGTGGCTATCCTTCTGTTTCTATGGGTACGCTGTCCCTTGGCCTTGACCTCCTCCAAACAGGTATGGCTCTTTACTCCATATTTCTGAAGGCTATTTTGCTCTCGGGTGTGTTGTATTATAGCTGATTGTGAAGGATAGTCCACCCCATATTTGGTCTGGATGGTGGTTTGTATCTTCTTTTGAATCTCAGGACTGCTAAACGCATTCTCCACACCATAGCGGTCCTTGGTGGTGGCAGCGGCCTGAGGCCTGTTATTGTAGTTCTCATCTCCATAACGAAGCCTTTTGGTGGTCTTTATCTTCTTTGTCCTGTCTCCGTTTATGGCCGCGCATTTCATACTACAACATTCACTATATCCTTTGCTGATGTTGATGTATTTAGTAGGTCTGCCACATACTGGACACTTGGCAGGACCATCCATGTTGTGGAGTTTCAGATACACCAGCTCAGAAGCCTTGAGAGGACCATACTGATCCACCAGGCTCTGATATAAATCAGGATACCATTTTTTGATATACCTGCTGGTGAGGGTTGTGCCCAGTTGGGAGATTTTTTGTAGATCATTCATCCTTGACAACTACTCCCAGTTTTTTATGTAACTCTTTGGCACTGAGCCAGTTATCATTGAACCATTTAGGAATAGATCTCTCCATGAGGTGTATAACATTTCTTGCTTCACCTGTTATATCATTAGCAAGTCTGATGTTGAACATTGCAAATGCCACATGGCTGGTACCTCCATACATAGAGTTCATCAATATCTTCACAGCCTGTTCCTTTGAGGATAGATAACTGATCTCAAAGGCCAGTTTCCTCTTAAACAGTTCCTTGTCTGTTATCTCCCTTAGTTCTTTTGAGTTCTTGATCCCTGGATATCCAATCTCTTCCAAGGCATTCATTATGTTCTCTGGATAGTCTGTAGTGCTTGGCTGGCTACCCTTTAGGATATGCTCCATGTCTAACATAACTATAGCATCCAGTTTTTTAGAGAGATATTTACTCTTGGCTCGTTCCTTTTTAAGATTGAGCTGAATGACCTTGAAAGCATAATCCTTGTCGTTCTTATAAACTGATCCGAGGACAGATACGAAATAATTGGGGTCTTTTCTATATTCCTCCAGTTCCTCCTCAGTAAACTGTCCATCCAGGACTGAACCTATATAGTTCTCTACAGAAATGTTTGTTGTAATGATAGATGAGGGATAAAGACTGGCGAAGTCGTTGCAGCACACATATCTGTGTTTACCAGGGGTTGGAACTCTGACATAAGCTCCTTGTAGCTCACCTCGCTCTCCTTCAAACTTCTCAGGAGGGGCTACCTTAATACCATTATCATACCAATAGTTCCAGAACAGGGATTCAGTGGATGCTATGCGGGAGAAGGAGTCTTTGATGCGCTCCTCTGCTAACAGGGCCTGCATCTCAAAATTCTTCAGGGTACCAAAGCACTTGTCAATCAACATTACAATGGCGGAGTCAATGCAGTTATAGAACACATATTTTGGATAATCAATGTTATAAAGGTACTCAAGGTTACCATCATACTTCACCTTACCCAGATGAACAGGTGATTCAGAGCCTATATAATCCAAGGAAAGAGATTCCTTGATAGGCATAACCACAAAATCCTTTTCAATTACATCCATCATATCTACCACCAGTGTATGACATGGAACTGAGAGATTGTAGCGGTTATTTCTAAAATCCATATGCCTCTCTTGGGTCATCGCCCAGTCGCAGCTGCAGATAGGGAGAGGAATATTAGGGAAAAAGAAACGAACTCTATTGGTGATATATAACCAGTCAAATCCTGTAAAGTTCCATCCAAACATAACAGGTGCTTTGGCAGCTATGTTTTTAAGGAAGTAGGTAAGCATCTCCTCCTCGTTATTAAACTTCAAATGCCTAACCTTTGGCTGGAGACCCAGGCGGTTGAAGAAATCTGATTGCTGGAGGTATTTGAGGTACTGTTCTGATATCCATGCCTCTTTTTCCGGAGTTATTTTTCTTATGCCCAGTACCACACACTCCATGGTGTCATTGACAATAGAGATGTTATAAATTGGGAACTTGGCTATGGATGGATCAGGGAACTCCTCTCCACATTGAACCTCAATATCCACAGAATAGTTTTTCGGGGAATATTTGGCTGTGAGAAGGTCGCGATCTTTTTTTGGGAGTTCCTTAATAAACGTTTTGATGTCAAATTTATGAGGTTTATCCACCCAGCGGACATCGCATTTCTTACCGTTCCAATTAGTAAATTTTCCACCAGGGGTCTCATAAAAACTCTTGAAGCGTCCAATGTTATACTTCAGTAAACTCTTTGATCCATTCTCCTTGATATAGGAGATAGTAAACTGCTGTTTCTTCTTAGAAAAATTGTAATCTAATATCATGTTCAAATCTTTGGCACTGGGCCGTTTAATTTCTACTTGTGTTAATATACTGATATGTGGGGTAAAAGTTTAGCGAATTTTATTATTTATGTATGAAAAGACGTTGCACCATAGGCATTTCAGATAAATACAGATTTTACAATTTCATTGTGGAAATTACAGGAGATAAGGACTCTGGTCTTAGAGCTGGAGTGTATATCCCTGACTATGAACCATCGGTATATAACACTCATGTGGATGCTTATAGGCTCCGCTTTGCTGTTTGGTATGGATCCAGTATTGACTGGGTAGATGTACCATTTTATAGGTATGATTGCTTAGCTACTCCTGAGTTCCATGATGGCGGCCAGACCTATAATGAATTTGTTCCTGTGGTTAGAGAGGCTGTTAATGGGCAGGGTATAAAAGTGGACCTTGATAAATGGCTGACCAAAAAGATGAAGGATATAGAACCAACTGTATATGTTAGTTTGACTGTACTGGAGGATGATGGACTGGGAAATTTAATTGAGAATCCTGGTTTTAATTCTGGCCAGGGAGTTATCCTTCTTAACAATAAGGACAAAAAGTATGGGATTAAGATAGTAGAGCGGAATGGGAAAAAGTTTATTGCACCCTTTGGTCCTACTATTGCTGTACCTGATACTCCATTTGGTCCTGAGCATGATCCAAGATATATATTCAAGAAGAGTGAGGATAAGGAACTTCTGTTATATGAACAGGGTAAGATAGAGGAATATCTTGATGTAGATACTGACAAAAAGAATGATATGGTGTGGAAATTGGCCCAGTCTGAAGCAGTATCTTATGCCATCTTCCACTCCTTTAATAAGGATCGGACTCAGTTCGATGATGTTAAGGTACGAGCTTATCTCATGGATAATAAGGCAGGTTATTTGGCTATGGAGGCCGAAACATATGCCACCAGACAAGAGCAGGACCTTTATTATGTCTCCAATATATGCCTGAGTGATCTTCTAAAGGAGTTTCAGCATAAGCCAGTACCTGAGGGTTTGAGGATACAAGTGTCTATTACCATCAGGCATAATATCAGATTTGAGGACTGCAGTAGGTATGAGGATGAAGATCTCCATAGACCAATAGAACACACAAAAGTCATCCGAGAAGAAACCAATCAGATCGTTTCCTATATAACAAATATCATCCCAGTAGATGATGAGCTGGTGATGAGTGTTTTTGGAAATGATTTTACAATTGAAAATATATATGATTTAGATATGAACGTTAACGCATTGATAATCAAAGACGTAACTGAACAGAATATAGTTGAGATGAAAGTGGATGGAGATAAGAACCACATTGTTCAACCTATGTTCTTCAGGGTCAGGGATGCTGCCAATATAACCATACACCCTCATGTAAAAGAGAACATCTGCATTAATCTGGATGCTTATAAGGCTCAGGTGGAATCTTTCCGCATTAAAATCGAGGGAGTGGTATTTAAGGAAATTGCCCGTTTGGAAGCTGGAGTTGTGTTTAGTATATCAGGTACTATGCTCCCAGGGGCTTTGGGTACTGGAACATATTATTTATTGAATGAAGAGGGTGCACTGGTCACCACAGGGAAATATACTTATGAGTACTAATGCAGGATTTTAATTTAGCACCTGATGAGAATTTCCGCGAACCAGTAATCTCCAGAGATGATGAGTTTCTTCATCAGCAGATAGACATTCTCTTTGAGACTACCCCTGGTGATCTTCAGGGGGATTCTGACTTTGGAACAACCTATGATGAGCTCCTTTATGAGCAACATCTGAGCACTTCTCAGTTGGAGCGAACCATGAAATCGGATCTCGGCCTATTGGACCTCCGAGGATTCAGCGTAGATGTGATGGCTACGATTCTTCCAGGTACAGTTCGAGACATAGCCTTAATAGAGGTGGACTTAAATAGGAATAATTACTCCACTAAAAAAGTATACAAAATAGAATAAGCTCATGCAATTATTCAAACTAAAAAACATCCAATTTGATGCCATTTTACAGGACATCAAACAGTTCCTTTCCAAATCAATTGGCGGGAATACTAATATAGGTCAGTCCAGTGTATTTGGCCAGCTTCTTACAGTTATATCAGCAGTGGCTCATAATATCATGGCTTATATAGAAGATGCCTTGGTGGAGCAAAATAAATACACTGCTCAACGCAAAAAGAGTATATATGGCCTTGCAGCCCAGTCTGGTTATCAACCTTCCACTGGTCGCGCAGCAGGTGTATGGCTCCAGATAGCCTCAAAGCCCGCTAATGAGACTGGTCTTGATGTGGTAGTATTTGATAGATCTCGCTTAATATGTACCCAGAATGGTTTATATTATGTAGTGGTTCTCAACTCTCCATCTATCACCCTTTCAGCTGATAATGCCACAGGAACACAATATATCTATGCGGTCCAGGGTCGTATGGAGACTCAGCGCTTTGTATCCACTGGTGGAGATTTATATGCTCAGAATATTCCATTCGTAGGTTATATAGACACTCAATACCTCAAGGTCTATATCAACGGGGAGCTCTGGGAGCAATCTGCGAGCCTCTATGATATGACCCCGGACTCTAAAGAGTATTACATCCGATTCAATCCTGTCACTGGATTAGATATAGTATTTGGAAATGATGTCCATGGTAGACCATTGCAGCAGAATGATGTTATAGAAGTAACCTATCTCCTCCATGATGGTGAGGGTGGTAATCTGGAAGTGGATGACAATACTTATTTCATCTTTGCGGATACCCTAACGGATACATCCGGTGAACATGTTAATGCCAATGGTATATTCCGCATCAGTTTCGCCACGAAAGACTCTGTAGCCTCGGGCTCTAATTCAGAATCAACTGCAGTAACAAAGCAGATGATTGGTTTTAATAGCCGCGCCCTGGTACTGGCGGATAGTAACAACTTCAGAAACTTCCTTTCCAAATACTCTTTTGTGGGTTATAACCGCACTTGGTCTGAGAAGGGCTCCATGGTTATCAATTCCATGGTGATGCAGAATCATAAGCTGCATATGTCAAAGGGGTCAGACTATTTTAAGTTGACAGATCAGGACTTCCTTCTCACACCATTGCAAAAAGCATCCATCAAAAACGCTATAGATCGCTCAGGCCAGCTCCTGGCAGGATGTACCTTTAATATGGTGGATATTGACCTGGCTAAATATGCCCTGTATGTGTATGTAAAACTCTCTGATGCTAATATAAGCCATGAGTATATATCCACTCAGATCAAGCAATACGTTGGAGAGTTCATGTCTAATACATCTTCTGATTCATATATTCCAAAGTCGGACATCATCAAAGTAATTAAAGACAACATCTCCGGTATAGATGGCATCAATGTATACATCATCTCAGAGGATAATGAGAAGGCTATCATGAACGGAGAATATATAGACAAGACATATAGGTACAATCCATCCACTGGCACTTATACCATCAACGAGACTCCTATCAAGGTTTATCCTGGTGACAATCCTTCTCTGGGCCTGGATGCTCATGGAAATATCCTCGTGGATAAGGACAACCAATTCCCTGTGTTCATGGGAGGATGGCAATGGAAGACCGAGGATGGATCTATAGTAACAACCGAACCGATTACAATAATTTACGAATAATTCCATGCCTAATATACCAAAACAATTCATCATCGCCACTCTGGATGACGCCAAGCTCCATCCTATATTCTCGGACACTATCACCTACCTCGGTAAAACAGCCTCAGTGGGTCTCAAGGTGCCATTTTATATAGTCCTAAACTATTCTGGTACTATCACCTTGGAGCAGGACTCTCCATTATGGTTGATGGGAGAGGATTCCGAGGGCAAACTCATCCTCGGTAAAAGTACGCAGGAGATGTTGAACAAGCATTCAGTCAGCACCTCCGATTCTACCATGTTCATTCCTCTTTGTTTTTATACCGACATGGAAGGAGAGTATATATGCAAGATGAGGGTAGATGATTGGACCTTTAACCTGGGCATAGAGGCTGTTGGTGAGAATGAAATGCTCAAAATCAACCTCCTAAATAAAGGTGTAGAGATTCCTAATGGTATCTCCAGGGCACTGGCTACTACCAACCTGGAGCAGGCTAATCCAGACTTTGCGGTTTTGAATAAGAAATGGAAGGAGCTCTTGGTTAACTACATGGAGATCATGGCAGGCAAAGGAAATAGCAAGCAGATTAGCAATAGCCTGGAATGGTTCGGCTATGGAAAGGATATAGAGCTGAGAGAAGTATGGAAAGTAGACACTTTGGACGGACCTCGTTTCTTTGATCATAAGTTCACACCAGTAGTGGACTATGAAGTGAAGGAGCTGATGAGAAATGCGGCCAAGACTACTTATCTTACTATTCGCCACATACCAGACGCCAAGCATGATCATAGTCCAAATCAGAGTTTTCTCAATAAATTCAATGAACCATGGCAATGGTCCAAAGAGATTATGCGATCCAAGATGTGCTTGCTTGGGAATTTTTATGAGACTTTCTTTCTACCGATCCATATAAACATCCTTCATTCTGTTGTGGAGGATATATACCGCGGGAATCTAACTAATGAAATTGCGGAGTCCCATGCCACCTTAATAGAAAATGTCCACTCCCCTTACGAACTGGTTACTGTTGAGGCTACCGCCTCCGCCTTCCGTGAGCTCGAGGGTTTTACAAAGTTGGTTGGGCATGATCTTCCATTTGCTGAAAAAGGTGGATTTGCTACTACAGAGGAAGTGGATAAATTGACAGGTATAGACCCTGAGAGTTATCTCTATCTTTACAATGGTCCAGGTGCCTTAGTGGATGTGAAGATGATTATCCCTGCAAGGTATAAGGACACCAATCCATTTAAGAACGCCGACCTTAAACTCACCACTGACTTATCAGGTGAAGTAGAGGTTATTCATCAGGCGGTAGATAAGGAAGGGGCAGAATACTCTTTCCGCCTCTATGCTCGCAAGTCAGGTACTTATACCATCACCATAGAGTGTGTGGGAGAAAGTGGTAGGGTTTATATAGGATCCACGAAGGTAAACATTCCTGACACCAGCCAGGTGAATATTGGATTCTATAAATTCGTTTATGACCAATCCCTTTTCAATGCCTCTATGCCTGTGATCGGAGCTATGACTAAAGAAGATGTGGATCGACTAAAGGCCAATGAGCATATGGATGAGTTGGTTAAAAAGTATATGTTGGAACCTGGTAATGCACCTGCGTTTAGCCTGCATAGAGATGAGGAACAGTTATATATGGCTTATCCTTATGAAAATGGAGATGAGAAAGTCCATTCCTATCAGATCCAAAATGATTTTAAGCTTCATCAGGAATACGGTCAGTTTACTGGTATCTGCCAAGTCTATCATTGGGTACTGGATGACCCCAGTGAGTTTGGCATATCAGAACAATTGATGGGCTCCGGAAATCATACTTATTGGATTAGATGTAAGGAATATGGCAACCAGTATTCTGTAATGTTCATTTTTAGCCCCACATGGACCACAGAGGAGATCGAAACAGAGTTGGATGATTACCCACCAGTACACAAGAAATACTCAAAGGAATATAGATTCCTCCCTTGTATTCACAGAATGGAGAAGGTGCAAAGTAATGATGCAGTAGATGTAACAAGATTCCTCATGGTGGTTATACCAACTATTACCTTTGAGATGGGCCAGAAACATGAGATCCTGGTTTATTCCAATCTTCTGGATGATAGAGCCGCATGGACCTTTAAGAAAGCCACTGGCACAAAGTTCGCCACCATTAAAAAAACAAGGTGTCCTTTTATGCCAATGTATAACCTCGGACAAACCATAACAGAATACTCCTGGAGTTGGTCCGATAAGATCAGAACTGTGGTTCATAGAAGCCCTCGCTTGTTTTTAGGCGGTTTAAATGCGCTCTAACGCGATCAAATACATTTCCCTTGTAGTTATAAAGGCCGAACTGAGATCTCTTGTTAGATCGAATGTATTGCGCTTCATATGACTGGGTGATTATTTCTAAAAAGGAGAAGACTATGTACACACTGGGAAGTCACAACAGTTTTAGTTATTTACCTGTTAAGAGATGGTATATGAGATGGTCTCGCCCATGGGCTCGTTGCCAATCTAAAACCATCACTGAACAGATAGCCACCGGAGTAAGATACTTCGACATGAGAGTTCGATTTAATGGAGATGGTTCTGTTCGCTTGGTTCACAACTCCATAGAGTTCAAACCATATAATTTGGAGGAATCCTTGCATCTAATAAATGAATGTGAATGTCATATGCGTTTGGTGCTGGATATTAGAAGTGATGTGGATGCGGATCAGGAGAGGATGTTTTTTGAATACGTCAAAACCATCCAGGAGAAATATCCACAGATTAAGTTGCACGTTCAAATTGCGGCTCATGGATGGATAGATATCCCAGAGTGGTCGTCTGCACCATTTGAGATTACTGAGAACCATGTGTCTGTAGTTAGTTATAATGTGAAGAACTTGGCTAAATACAAAGGTATCCCAGAGGCATATGCCAGGGACAACAACGAGGACATTAAAAGAGAGTTCAAAGGAAATTGTTTATTGATTGATTTTGTTTAAGTTGTTATATAAGCTATGAAAAAAGTAGTTTTATACTCTCAAAAAATCATAACTACTTGATAGCGAATGATTTATCAAAATCCAAAAATAAAAAAAATCGATTTTTTTTTGTTTTTAGGTATATAAAAAAAGAGGACTATGCTCACGCACCGTCCTCTCCATTAAACAAAACAAAATAAGAAAGAAATGAAAGAGCAAGAGCTCTTCTTAGAAATATATGGACGATTCCTCTTCCATATGGGTGAAGGAATCGGAGGAATGCAGAACATTACGCATATCATTTTCACCCCATTTTTTTCTAATGAGATCTTTAATAGCATCTGCTTCCCTAAATACATCTGTGCAATTTGGTTTTTGGAATTTGATGGCCATAGACTCACCGCTTGTCATATAATTGCAAAGAGCATCATAGAAATCCTCTTTTTTATGCACAGCATATAACTTTTTAGCCTCCACAAGGGTCAGCTTCTTTGGTCTGGTCTGTACCATTTTCCAGCCATACTGTTCAAATAATTTAATAATATCCTCTGCCTTGTCAAGGAAACCAGGCTTGACAACTGTAAATATCCAATCACATTTTTTACCAAGTGATTCTTTCAAAAATTCCTGCAAGTTCATTATAAGTTGTTTATAATTGTATTCCCCTGGAAGAGATTTCCAAGTTGAATTGTTCGTTCCTTACTTATAATATCATCAGCCTCCTCATAAATTGAGCCCGATGTGGAATTATTTTGAGGAGCATATGGTTTTTGATCTCCGCTATTCAATCCAGTGAGTTTTTTATGCGGATTCTCGTTCTTTAATCCTGAGTATGCCTTGGTTTCCGACTGGGATTCAATAAAACGGGCGATGGTACTGGACACATTACCCCTGGCGAGGTCCTGTATAGCTTCCACTGTACGGTTGATAGAGAATCCAAATAAATTCCCAAGAACAATCTTAGAGGCCTTGTTGGAGACTTTCGTGGTGAGAAAAGACAGACCCTGACCAATGAGGGAGGCTTTTTGGTTGAAGTCAATCCTGGCAGATAGATCTGCATCAGACTCTGGAAAATCAAAACCTGTGTTTTTACTATCCTTATTGAGATCCTCCATCTTCTTCCGTAACCTATCCCTGCGCTTGCTACCCATCTTGGATGAATTATATTTTCTCACGGCCTCATTATATTGGTTCTCTTTGGCTCCCTGTTGACCGAGAATAGCAGCATCAGTAGTATTACCCATTACCCTCTGCGGAGTGGCATCTGATTTATAAGTGTATTCATTGGCATCAATAGCCACCATGTCTCCATATTCTCCTATCTGCGGAGCAAATTCGTTGTAGGAATACTCCACCACATCATCCACCCAGATGGGGATGGTATATTCAGGTTGGAATCCGTCTGTTTCTAAAGTACCATATGCCTCTGATCCCATGGTATAATCAAACTCACAACCATGTAGCTCGAATACCTTATAAGTAGAAATGTGATGGGCACTCTCATGAGCACCCACTGGGTTAGAGGAAGCATAATCATCAGATTCGAAATTAATCCACTTGGTAGCTGCACCAAAGACATCTGTTAACTGTACTCCGTTTTCCTTTGGAGTGTGGATGCCTCTAATAGGCGCTTGCATGAGGCAGATGGTCATATCAAATTTTCTCAGATTGGCAGGAACAATCTCCCTCTTGGTTCTCCAGGACCATACCGCAGACCTATAAAGGTCGATCAAGGTTCTGATGCGATTATCTACTGCATCAGGCAGGCATTCCAATGTAATCTTGGCTCGTTCTCCGAACTTAAACTCACCCCCAGCCTGTCTTTTGGCCACTACCGCATCCAATCCCTTTATCCCTTTCCAGTACCACGGGGAGAATGTATTGATGTTAGAGAGGAGGCAGATGAAGTTTTTGAGGTAATCAGCCCGCTCAGTCTCCCCATTCATAGTTAGATAGGACCAGGCAGTAGAGTATTGCCATAGGTTCTCTGTTTGATCCATCCCTGGCACCTCCCATGTGGGATGCAGCAGTCCATAACCGCTTAGCAAATCACTGGTGGCTTGAGAATAGAAATGGAAAAGGATACGATAGAACTGTAGACCTGGAGTATCAGCCATATTAAAGTCGTTGGACTTGGTGCCTCCGGCCTGGCGAAATGCCTGTCTATCCTGTAAAATTTGTTTATATGAGTAAGGGTCGTATTCGTTATAATTAGCCATATGTCTCAATCAAATCTATTTTTTGTCGGGCTGGTTTAGTGAGAATATACTCCACATCCCATTTCTGAGCAGTCCAAGTTATGTAAACTCCGATGACTGTATATTGTCCTGATACCTGATAGTTGACTCTTAGGTGTAGGTCAGGATCGGCGATATTATCCATGGCACCTATCCAACCCAGTCCAGGGTCATCTTTTGAAATCTGTAATCCTCTTTTGCGGAGGTATTCATCATTTATATCCAGGTTATCATTAGAATCATACCAAAGGACTCGCACCTGATCTCCCCTATTAATACCCAACAGTGGTTGGGAAGTGAAGATAGAGAGGCGCTCGGAGTTCATTTTTTTAAGGAATGTATCTCGGTTCTCCTTGGACCTGATCTGGTTATAATCTCCATATACCTCCCCTGTGTATTCCGAATTTAAGAACTCATCCTTGGTCACATCTCCATCAGAGCTATAACTGTATGACCAAGAATGGGTGGCTTCCATATAGGTGCAGGACGCCTTTGAGGTGCCAGAGGCATAACCACCAGACCCTGCAGTATGTTGAATATAATCCTCCATACCCAGTTCGGTACCTGCCATAGTAGGAACATTGGAGAACATGGCTACACTTTTAGTAGGTACCTCGGACTCTCCACTGGCAGTAGCATCAGGCATAAACCCAGATCGTATCCATACTTGCATATCTTCTTCCCCATCCAAACTCTCAAACCGGTCATACATATTAGCAAGAACAAGGTTGTTCCATAGGTCCACCCATACCTCCTGAACTACATCCTGATTGGCCAGAGACTCCTCCACCTCATTCATCAATAAATCCTCATAAGACTCCTCTCTGGCCTGGATATACCTTTTGTCATCTGTTCCCTCCATGTTAGAGGCCAGACCCATACCAGTCTGTTGAGCAATGTATTCGCAGAGTTCGTAGGTACTCTTCTGGCCCAGGGATTCATATTTAGTCTGAACGAAGTCCATGACCTTATAGGATGCCTCTCCTTGGATGGTGTCACCTACAATATGGATACTGGTGACATAAAATAGAAGATTAATCTTCCTGTAGGTATTATCATGAGCAGGGAGTATCTGAACCTGTATCTCATTGGATAGGCCTGGCTTGGCATAACGCGCAAAGGAGTTATTAGGATCAACAAATTCGAATTTAATAGTTGGAACCATCTTCGTCCAGTCCAATGAAAAAGAGATCAGGTTATCATAATCCACTACCAAACCATTGAGGAATATGAGAGGAGCCATGATTCCATGAACCCTGGTCTGCATATATTCCCTATTATACTCCAAGGGATGACCCACCTGTTCATCATTAGTAGATAACATAGTAACCTCATGCTCTGGGAGGATAATTTTTGGTTCGATTTTAGATGTTATTACTGCCATGCTACAATAATAATTCCCTGGATATTTTATTATTGTTGTAAATAACAAAACCATGACTAATCAAGGAAAATTCATAACCTTCAAATGTTATACTAATGATTTGATGATGGTCCAGTCAGGATTGTATGAGCTGGTACCATCCAGATTTATTGTACTACAGAAAAATGCCAATGCTGGTGAGGAATTTGATAACCACCTCACTGGCCTTGATATATCCAATAATGATGAATATCATAGAGCCATCAGAGAGGCCATGTATAAAAACTTCACAGCCTCCGAGAAAAATGGTAATGTTCAAACTGCCATTCAGCAATGCGCCTTTGGTGGAATCATCAGCTCAGGAGATGTTAATATGCTCTCCCATGATTTTATTGATGGGGTGATGTTCAATGAGGTATATGTCCATGTTAATGGTGAGGACGCCATGAATAGGACTGTTATGCTATCTAATCCCACTACTAATTCAGACTTTAGCACCCTTGCTAAACCATGTTTTGAGAGGAAGACTGGTGAAACTGGTATATACAGCCGCGGAGTAAAACAGGATAGGAACACTCCAGATTATTTATTTGAGTTCGATGGTGTCCTTGTTCTCTATAATGTTTGGAATAGAGTGGATAAAACATTGAAGTATGCCGATGTTCCCATGGGTATCTATGAACTGAATGATAAGCAGGTTCTCTATATGACCAAAGAGTCTAACTATGGCTCTGGAACCTCCTGGGCTACCCGCATATCCACTGCCATGCCTTTTATAGGTGGTAGATCTGCTGTGCAAGCCGAAGATCAGTCCACCTCATACAATACTATGATAGCTGCCATATCAAAACTGGGAGAATGTGTTGCCAGTATGCAAAAGATTGTGGCTGTCAAGGCAGGTGAGCTTGAGGAGAAGAAGGCTCGATTGGCAGAGTTCAAAAATAACCGCCATGTAAATGTTCCATATATAGTGGGTAATACCTGGTATGTCAATGGGCATTACATCTGCCCTGCTGCTAATGTAAGCAAAGAAATGATAGCAGATGCCATCAAGACTATGGATCTCAGCGACATTATAAAAGGAGATGGTGATTGCGGTCCTGGTTGCGACTCAGGGTCATATGATAAGTTCATAGAAGAGGTTTCCAAACCATAAAAAAAGGATGACTGAAAAGTCATCCTTTTTTGTTTAGACCTGTTTAAAAATAGGTTTGATATTAACCTTCTTCAGGGCTCCATCTTCAATCTCAAATGGTGGCAGGTGTTGGAATTGACCAGCTGCATCATTATACTCCAGGACCTCGTCCATGGTGTCAAAGCTAACCTTGATGGCTGTGCCCATGGCATAATTCACCAGTTCGTCCGCAGGCTTTCGGATCATACCTGTAATATTCAGTTCAGGAATCTCTACGAACACACCGCATTGTTTAGAGCTATTGATAACACCTGTTACCTTGGCGTTAAATACCCTCTGGCTAAATTCCTTCCAGGCTCCTTCCTGATCACACCACATAGAGTGGATTTCCATCAATTTCAGGTTACCCATGTGTTGCAGTAGGCGCTTCACAGAGCATACTACACTACGCTTGCCGTTTGGACCAATGGATGAGGAAAGGATCATGGCCCTAACTGTCTGACCTTCATACTGCTCAAAGTCGTCAGTAATATTCAGACAAATCTGCGAACCAGGGATGAAAGCATCCAGCTCATAATCATCCCCTAAGAAGTCAGAAATGCCATTAAGCACTACACGACCCTTGAAGCCACCACGAACCATATGAAGATTCTTTACTATCACTGATGGAACACTACCCTTTACAGTGTTCTGGCGCCATGGTTCCGATGTGATGGAACTTAATTCCTTCTCCACCATAGGACCGAATAGATCTACCATTACTCTATTGGCATTTACATCGATTACGCGAGCCTCAAGAGCATCCGTTGGGACATGCTCTCGCATCTTCTCATAGTGGTAGAAGTTGTTTCGAGTCTCAATAACCTGCTTGGTGGCATTGCTGTCAAATGTGATACCAGACTTGGTGATAGAGGCAATACGCAATGAGATTAACTGGTCCACTCTGAGCTCTGTAGGAGTCTGATTGGCTCGCTCTGCCAAATCTCCGTCCACATTAGTACCATAAGCCTTGTTAAATGCTTCAGTGATGGATAAGTCAGCATAGGCCATGGTACGCATCTTCACAGCCTTGGTAGGCTTGTAATAAGGCTTGCTGAGATCAATCACTTCTTCCTCGATGTGCTTTTTGCGGCAGTCTTCGATAATTTTCCAAACAGACAAATCTGGTCTGTAAACTGGACCCTTTGGTTTCTTCCGCTTTTCAATGCGCGGACGTTTTGTTTTTTGATCTTCCAATGTTGTATATATTTAGGAAGTTAGATGAAGGTGCACTCTTCCGACTCTGTGCTAAAGGAATAAATTCCTTGAGGTGCGTTACATCTCGTATCCTTCTTGAATAATATAATCAAAAATTTAGGAATGTTTAGTACCCACTTACATTATCATAAGATTCCTGCAGGGCACAACCATCATAATACACCTCTGTAGTAGAACTGCTGTAATCAATGGTGGTATGCATAGTTAATTTCTCGTGGATTCTGGCATCAATGACCTGGTTAATCTCCTCTCGCAATGCATCTACTATTAATGTGCGAGTTTTTTCATCCCGGAGCAAAGTTTGAACAAGATGAGAGCTCATGTCCTCATATTGTTGGGGTTGTTGTTGGGATAGATTTGTAGCCTTGTACTCAGATAGCTGCTGCTCACGATTAACAATTTGCTCAATCAATTCTCCCTTTGTTAATGTTGCCATAGTGTTTCTTTCTTGTTTTACATTTATATATCACTCCAGGATCTCAAATGTTTAGCAATTTCCATGGTTATTTGCGATCTAACAAGTTCAAATGTATATCCCTTGTAGTTGTAAAGACTGGATTGAGAACTCATTGTAGAGCGCGAAATTCCCAGGTCATGGTACCTGAATCATAAATCTTCAAATAAGGTAAAGAATTCATGATTTGAGACTCTGTGAGATGCTCAGTATCAAATCCCATTTTTTTGAGATTGAATTTATTAAAGGAATACCTATGATATCTTTTCATATCATATCCTATATACCAGTAAGAAGACTTGTTTTGCTTTGTAAGATGAAATCCCAGAGCCTTATAAACTCCTCCAATAGAGATATCATTGGAGCTATAGGAGACAACTCTATCTGGGTGGTATTTACGAAGGAAGAATTTGAATAACTTCCCTGCTCCGCCAATCACATGGCTCTCCCCGGAGCAATACCTCACCAGTTCCCATGGTTTTATTTTTGCCTTACCTATTCCTTGGCGCTGCTTGGCGAAGGTCATCACACTCACCAGTTCCTCTCCATGGAACAGGCCAATATGAATGGATGCAGGAGAGGCACCCTGGATATGGTATTTATTGCAGAATGCTTGAGAGTCATTCACTGGTATCTCTTTTACTGTACATTTTCTGGCATATATGCGTTCCTTATATACCCCAAGCTTGGATCGAATGAGGTTTTTACATTTTTCCTTATAGTTTATCCACCAGTCCTCCCAGATGGTTATGAGCTGGATTCCTGCATCAAAGCAATCCTTCCACTTCTGATAGTGATAGGATGGATGCTTGTGTTTTGCAGAATGCCAATAACATCCATTAAACTCAATGGCAATCTTTTTTTGAGGGATATAGATGTCCAGTTCCCTACCCTCAAGGATATCAGTATTTTTCTCGCAATCAAATCCAAGGGATTGTATATAATCCCTGAGTTCTTTCTCTGGCCAAGATTCATTGTCATTAATGGGATGGAGGATGGTACAAATTTCACATTTGCAATTTATTCTATTGTGGTAATTGGTATTACCAATCTCAAACTGCTTCTCCTTGCATTTGGTACAGCTATCAGGATGAGGACATTTGCAGATCATTAATCCATCCTCAGTATATCCTAATAAATATGGTGTTGAATTTATATGATTTGCTTTCTTTTTCTCATGGATTTTTCGCTGAACCTCCTTAGAATTAAAATGATGCTCTACTCCATATTTTTTGAGATTAGCAACCTTTAATGCTTGCTTGGCAGATTCCAACTTCAAAGCATTATCCACTCCATATTTTTTGAGAATTGTTTTTTTAATCCCATCTTGAACCTCCTTAGAATTAAAATGATGCTCTACTCCATATTTTTTGAGATTGGTATCCTTTAATACCTGTTTACACTTATTGGTGGTGAGGAATGATTTTGTGCCATATTTTTCAAGATTAGTGGCAGCTGCCTTTTCTTTGGTTCCTATCCCCACACACTTTGATGAGCAATAGGTTGGATATCCATTGTTTCTATATTTTAGCGTCTTCCCACATACAGGACAAGATGGTGGATTAGATAGATTATTACAGGCAAGATATAATGCTTCAAGAAAATCATATTGCCCATAATGTTCCTCTATAAACTCAAAAAAGTCAGGATACATTCTCTGTATCCATGACTTTCTTTTTTGTGCATTTTTAAGTTCGTTAAAATTTGGCTTATCCATACTATTTCACCAGACTCATCCATTCATCATAAGAAATACCCTGAGTGAATCCATTAGGAATACCTTTGATGACGAGCGCAATAGCGTTGTGAGGATGTAGACTCTCATTGTGCGAACATATGATTTTATAGTCTTTAACCCCAGGGATTTTCTCACACATATCCGCAAGGATTCTGATAGCATCCTCCACAAATTTTGTATGGGCACCATTGAGCTCAGCAAAACTCTGCTCGTCTTCTCGTTTACAAAAGGCCAACGTTTCAGTCTTCAAAGCCTTCCTACAGTTCCATACCACGTCCTCGATCCAGATCATCTTATCAAACTCCAGGCCTATGCGTGCCACAGAGCGCTGGCTATGAGGGATTCCATATTTACCGCGCTCATAGGCTGCATGTTCTGATAAGGCTGTGGAACAAGGGCAAGCTGAGCTATAGGTAAAGTCGACAAACATACGCTTGGTGAACTTACCTGCTCTGTCGAGGTTCACATCAAATACCACATCATAATAGTGCCAGGCACCATTCAGAGATCCATCTTCCTTTCGGCTACGCAAACTGGTCTGCCACATTCTGTAAGGAAACCTGAGGATGATATGAGCATCAAATGTCTCGAGGTCCTTTTTGTAATTGGTGAGGACATCACATAAACGATCAATACTCAGAACATCATCAATGCTGTTATAGGCGGTGCGGATGATACGGCTCATATTAATGCCTGCCTTCTCGGCTTCCAATGAGACTGTTCCGGATACTGAGGCCTGAACCTCCTGATGGTTGCCATCTTTTTGGATAACGCGCAGTGGCATTAAGAAATTGGAGATACCAACCATGTTGATTGGAATGTGAATAGATGAACCTGATGTGTTTTGGATATCAGGCATAGATTTAAGATACTCTTTTGATGGGCGGAAACTCGCATCGTATACACGGGAGAGCTCGGCTACCTTGATTTCTTTGTTCATAATTAATCTTTTTATTTATTTGTGAAATGTTTTTGAATTTTCCCTGCAAGGACTTTTATATCCTCTTCATCATCTTCAAAGTTTTCCCTTAATATAAAAGTCTCCATTTGTCCTTTTTGTTTGAAGGAATCACTTAATAGATCAGTATAACTACCTTGGCGTTCCCTCTCAGGACAAACTGCCTCGATGAGATAACCATTCTTTGAGAGAATATACTCTGCCTCTGCATTGGTTTTAACATCTGTGAATATAATAGTGGTAGTGGGATCATTAACATCCTCCAACTTATTCTTCATCCACGAGCTGGCTACTTTAGTCCAGATATCTTTTCCATAGGCTCGCTTGATGGTTTCCCCATAGTAAATGATAAATTCTTCGATGGCCATGGCCTGGAGAGAGTTCTCTGAGGAATAGTCGTTGTGACTCACGATCACACAATCCTGTGGTACCTCTTCTACTACCTCCATAGCGTCCATGAGGATGAAATATTTCCCAGGTTCTTTCTTCCATTCCAGGCCAAAGGTCGAGCCACACAAGAGCATGGCCTGATCCTCGATCTGCGAAGCAAAAGAAGTGATACAGGTATGACGAGAACTGGTAGGTTCAGCCTGATGGCGGATATAACAGACCTTATCACACCAGGCTGCATTGTCCACGATCCTTCCCTGTTTTTCGTGGGTCAGATCCTCAAGAACGGAGCCCAAAAGCCACCCGAACTTGTCTCGACCTACACCCCTTTTTCCAGTGATACCTATATATCTCATACTTTTCCGTTGTTGTTTCATGAGTAATATACAAGATTTTACGCCTCAGTTGAGGGCTCCTCAGGAGAATTATTGACTCCTTTATTTTTCCAGATACTGGTTACACTATCTACGCCTAATAAACTGGCACCTGTGATCATATAAGTATCCATGATGCTGGAGATATTTGGGGTGATACCCTCATGAACAACACCATATATAAGGCAACCTGTGGCGACAAGAACCATCCAAATGCCCATTAGACGCTTAGAGGAAAGAGAGCCCTTTGATGCAGAAAGAACAGATTTAACTGCAGATTTGATATTAGTCTTTTTCATAAATATTCATGAGTATGAAATCAGCAAGTGACTCTGATATTTTATATCCTGGGTTCACTCGCAGACACATGTTTTTAATTTTTTTTAACCTTTTTCCTATTTGAAGATTTTTTAGTGGTGTTTTGGACCTGGAGAACTCACCAATCAAGTTCTCGAGATAATCTGAGCCGCAGAGGAAAATTGCCTCCTCGTCAAAATTAATATGACTGGCTTTCATGGCGGATATACATTCTTCTGCCCATTTCTTCTTCTCATCCGCACTAAAATCACCCAGAAACTCATTATAGGGTGAAATTTCTTTATCTGGATTAAGGAGATGATGCTTGGCAGAGAGAATATAAATGTGGATGTTGTCATGATCTTTTTTCAATCCTTCCGCATATCCCCATGCATATCTAAATGATGCGTCAGTGTATATGTCTTTAGCCTTGGCTGGATGATCTAATTTTGTCTTCGAGCAGCCAATAAATATGTTCATGATAATTGTTTTATAACAATAATAAAAACAGGCCTATGCTCCCGCACTGGCCTGTGTATCAAAGTCTAACTAACTAACTAAAAGGGAATATCTCCCATGTCTATTTCTTCTTCCTTGGTGAGATTAGCAAAGGAACTGGTGGTTACTGAGATGGCATCCGCCATGAACCCTGCGAGATTATAATTGAATCCCTTCATAGGATTGAGGAATTTGTCATCCCTGGTCTGCCACAAAAGATCAACCTTCTCTAATGTTATCTCTTTCTTTTTATTTGGTCGACCTACCTTTACAATGCATCTGAATATATCCTCAAATACCTTCATCATTCTGCCAATGGTAACAGTAGCCGTACCAATCTGAACCTCGTCCTTACTATCATTGACAGCATAAGATTCACAGAAGTTCCTGATAAACTCATTCTTTTCTCCCACTTCACATATACCATCTTCATGGGCATCCAAAAACTCATCTATCTTAGCCATATAATCCTCTATTGGCCAGTCCAATCGCTCATCGTTTCTGGCCTTGGTGAGGTTGACCAGGGCGCGGATGCGGTTTACAGCTGCGAGGTTATAGGATCCACAGGATCGGCGACAGAAATCAAATATCTCGCGCACCTCCTGAGGTTCATATTGCTTATTTAGCCTCAGGAACATAGGAGTAATACGCTCAGCAATCTCTATGGATTTAACCAGGATGCGATTGTTCTTCTCATCTACCTCCCATTTGGTCCTTGACTTATAAAAGTCCATATGTCCCTCCATAGCAGTGCGGAAAGCCTCTATATGTGTGGAGATGAAATCCAAGAACTCCGCAGTCAGTTCGGCCTTTTCCTTAGTATACTCATCCGCGGAGTTTTTAATCATGTCCTTCAAATTTCCAAACATCTCAGCTCCCTCTATCTTAAACTCACCCAGATCCCTGGCCCTTAATGAATAGCCATAGGCCTCCATACCCTTCATAAACACAGGAAGCTGTTGTTGATAGTCCCTGATCTTGTGTTCAAATTGCACCAGTTTATAGGCCAGTTCATTAATGTGATACTTCTGGGTTATTGGATCAAATTCAATGTAGTTATTTGAAGATAAGATGCTGGATACCAATGTGTTATACTTTGTTATTATAGGATTTCTTTCAAGACTGGCATTACAGATTCTCAGAATGCTATGCATGTCTTTTATCTCCTCCTCATCCAATTTCATATCCAGAGGTTTATACCTATCAATGTATCTCGGGTTCCCATCAGCATCTGCCTTGGCGATATAGAGCTGAATAAGCAGATCATTGTTCCTCAATCTATTCGCCCATTGGTCGGCCTCTGCAGCAGTACATAGATCTCCAAAGTAAATATCAAAATCAAATCGATCCAGGATATCCACGCCCACAGATAGGTAGCTGGAGCACATGAGAACTTCTGTCTCGCCAATGGTTTGACGGAAGTTCACATCATCCATAAACTGCTCGCCTATCTGGGATTTCTTGTAATATTCCAGTCTTAGATCATGGAAATCCTGGTGTTCGTTTTGTAGAAACCAGGAGATGCCTGCTTTGATACGCTTGGCATGGGTCATACCCTCATTAGATGGGTACAGAACCTTGCGACCATTGGCAATGGAATTAGCCATGGCCCTGCACATATGAAACATCAAATTGGAAGTATTATCCACCATGAACACGTTTAATTCCTTCTTTCTGGTTTCCTTTTTAATGATTCTGATATGTTTAATCCCTTCAAAAAAGACCAGCTCTCCTGTTGGGGTACCAGACATCATTATAACTGGCACTTCGGTGTTCTTGATCATATCTACCACCTTGGCCATGATGTTTCTATATTCCGACATGAACAACAGGTGAGACTCATCCAAGAAGATATAATCAAATCCATGAGTCTTGATGTCCATGGTATTAAGTCTACTGAACTTGTCCAGGGTCAGGGCCAATCCTTTTTCTACGTCTAACTTCGGCATACGAGAGCCGTAGGAATAGTACCATCCCTCTTCTCTCTCCACCTTGGATTTGATAGTGGAGGTAAATGGCATAACCAACATCACTTTTTTATTATCTTTCACAATGCGCTTCACCATCTCCGTTTTACCCAGACCAGGACCGGCCTCAATCAGAGTTATTCTCTCAAAGGCCACTGCGGACATAATATCATTGAGGATATTACCCAGGAACTGATTTGGACCGATGTGGAACGTTACCGTTTTCTCTGATGGTCGGATGATATTTGGATTAGTAAGTCCCTCCACAGTATTCAACAGCTCAGCCTCCTCAATCTCCTTATCCTCAATCTTCATCTTAATATGAAAACCGTGGTTTTTATTGAGTCGGTTCACTGCCCAAATATCCACATCCTTATTATAACGGGCAGCTGTCTGGCAGTCCGCTTGGAGCTCCTTATCTTTTATATCATTGGAACAGATGGCGCGGAGATAGGAATATCCTCGTTGGATACCATATAGATTCACCAGGGTATTAGCCAGTTTCCAACGTTCAGCGTGTTTATAATGGATCTTTTGTCCTGTGACAGATACCTCTTCATTCAGATGACCATTTTCATCTTTTGCATTGAGAATATCTGTTTTGGGGGTGTCTCCGACCACATCAGCAAAGAACTCCTGTCGTTGGAAGATCTGGCGGAGCTTAGGATAGGTCACCCAGTCAATCTCCGGATGGCCAGTATCCTCGATGTTGTCAAAACAGATATAGATGAAGTCCTCGGCGAAGCGAGCGTTGATATAAGGAGTTGGATCGTAGCCAATGAAAGCACCCTGGGCAGGTCTCATCATGGCGAAGTCCATCCATTTGATAAGATCCTCCTCAGAAAACTCATCTTCTGTACCCTCGAGTTCCTTAATAGCACTCAGACAGGCTATATAAACGAATGAGTATTTATGGCGGAAGTTAGTCCAAAAGAGTAATCTGGCCTTTTGAACATCTTCGTGGACATCATCAGGCACAGCTATCTTGGTGTATATATGAAGACCCTTCATGGAACTGGAGAAAGTAACTCCATAGAACCAGTTACATTTCTTCAGGGCTTGGAAGATACTAAACTTCAGTCTTTTGGCGATCCTATAGTTATGGATATCCATGTCTATAACCTGGAAACCATTCCAGGAGGTATAGGCTGAGTTTCCTACAGGACGCAAACCATCGGAGGTAGAATAGACCAGTTTTCTTGACATCTTCCATGCCTTGAGGACATTTTGGTCCTTTGGAGATAATGTGAGAGCTGTTCTATCCACAGGGCAGGCATTAGAAGGATCGGTAAGAATCTGTTTAATATCAAGAAGACTTCCCAGTCCCATAAAATCACCACCCTTGAATCCACTGACCTTTGGTGAGATAGTGATAGGGATAGATTTCATCCTATTATCCCATTGGCCCACCTCGAACTTATTACAGTTCAATATATTATCATCAGATGGATCATCAAGGCCAAAGGAAGCCTTTGCACCCATCTCTCTTGGGGCAGATAGGACCCTGTATGCCTCTAATGATTTTGTTAATGATATGTTTGCCATTTCAATTGTGATAGTTAGACAAAGAAATATAACAGATTTCTGGGGTGATTATAGAGGTATGAGACATTTAAGAGACATGTTAGAGTGCGATGGTGTGGCCGCTCCAGCCAGCACCATGGGTATGGGTAATCCTATGGCCCCGGAGCCCGGTGTTGAGGTAGGGTCAGGCGATATTCCAGTGGCCTATATACCAAGAAAAAAGAAGGAGAAGAAAAAAAGAAATTAAAATATGCTTTCACTTTCACCAAGATATGACCTATTCCGCTTCCTCTTGCCCTTGCATTATATGCCGGAGGAGGTTCGACAGAAATGGCAGGTGCTCCTATCTAAAGAGCCTGGCGTTATCATCAACCCAGTGGACTATTTAAACGAGTCTATAAAAGGCATCACCATTCCGGGGATATCTGATCTGGTTATTCAACAAAGTCAACATTCTACCAATAGCATCACCAGAACCCATAAAAGACTGAATGTGGAGCCAAAACAGAGTAATAGCTATCCCACCCCAGCCAATCCATTGGATAAGATATCCAGGGAGTTCAAGGTTACCTTTAGAATGAATCAAGGTTTCACTAATTATTTCATGTTATATGAAACCATCTTTCATCGCATCTGTAAACCTGAGCTATATGATGAGGATGATGATTTTGTCATCGACCTTATGGATGAGACAGGAAAGGCTTATGCTCGCATCAGATTATCTCAATGTATCATCGATGGCATTGATGGACTGGATCTGAGTTATGATAAGGTAGAAAGACAAACGGATACTTTTGATGTTACCTGGAAATTTAATAACATCGATTTTGACCTGATAACTGGTGATGGTTTCAAGAATTAAAAAAAGGATGACCTTGTGGGTCATCCTTTTGTATTGTTATTAAGGGAGTGAACCAAACTACTCAGCCTTTGGCTCTTCGCTTACTTCAGCCATAGCCTTCTCCAGGGCCTCGGCAGGCTGGCGGATAGACTCATGGATAGCTGACAGGTAGTTCTGATAATCCAAATCGAACATATAAGCCTCATGAGCAGGGGCAAAATAGTTGTTGATAGCGAGGATATCTTCCAATTCCTTCTTGCCCTTGAACTTCAGGGTACCCAGCAGGCGAACAGTGGAGTCATAAGCACCATAAGGAATCTTGTCGTCTGGCTGAACATTGTTCCAGAAAACAATAGCCTGATAAACACCCAGGGTTGCCTGCCATGTGCATTCTACCTTACCCAGGAAATAGCCAATAGCTTCGCGGACATCAGATGCCTTGCGAGTGACATCACCATCGAGCTGTACCTTAGATGGAAGTTCATATGCCTGATCCTTGATATAGGCATCATAAATCTTGAACTCATCCAAAACCTTGTTCTCTTCCTCATTCAACTGCTCCAGGGTGAAATCCTTAATGGATGCCTGATAAGCCTGTACGTCCTCTACCAGCTTGTTGCGGCGCTCTTCTGTGCTCAAGCCTTTCAAATCTTCAATTTTTAACATGTGTTATATATTATTTGTTGTTAATATAATAGTGAAATCGTCCATAATAGTGATGCAATACCACCAATAAAAAGTAATTCAAAAATCATATATTTCAATTTATTCATCATATCAGTCCTTGTAACTGGCTCAATGACAAATAAATAGTTTGAATCACCTAAGTCATCTATATGAAAGGTGAGCACCTCGAGGAGATTTTCCGTGGTTATAAAATTCCTCAGAAGGGTTAATCTGGCCATAGTCCACTGCTGAATCCACTGGGTATCATCATATCCACCATGTTCCTTTATCTCCAGTACTTGCTCCGGGGAGTATTGCCCGTTTTTTATATAAGGATTTAGTACGGCATAAATACGCGCACCTGATGCTCGAGAAAACTGTGTTTCAAGGATGGTACTAATCTTTGACACCAGATGCTCCCTATCAACAGCCTCGTTGATGATCTTGACATATTTTCGATTTTTCCACCAAGACCTTATAAATTTGATAATATACATGCGTTTATGTGATTATTATTTGTTTGAATATATCTGATTTAATGAAAACGTTTAGCGATATAGTAAATGAAACTAAAAATGTCAACACCACAGTTAGTAAGGTTGACTTTGATGCATATTCTGCCAAGCTAAAAGGCTCCATTCCATCTGGTATGGCTATTGCCATGAATCTGCTCAATGATTATGGAATCAATGATGCCAATAAGGTAGATGATCTAATAAAAGCCAGCAAATCCCAACTCCAGAAGTTCTCAGATACTTATAGGGTTAGTGTGCAGGAGCTTGCTGAGCTACAGGGCCTTCTTAAAACCAATAAGGCATACTTGCATATACTCCCAATGTATCATTCAGAAACAGCTATTAAGGCTGTTCAGGCAGGTACCCTCACAGTGGATGACCTATTAATTGACATGTCAACTCCAAAGGGCAGGAACGAAGTAGCCAAGAAGTATATGCCAGTGGTTTATAAGATCGTAAACCAGATGACCGGCAAATCTCGCCTCTCCCGTTCCGATCTATTATCTGCTGCCCTGGACATCTTTGCCAATAAAATGCAAAAATGGGATGTGGATGGAGACAAGAACAACAAGGTAGTTTCTTTCAAAACATATATCGCTTATATCCTCCGTTTTAATCTTGCCAATGAGATGGGTCGTACTGGTCATACCCTATCAGGGACCAATTCATCAGCCTGGAAGAACCATGGTGCAGCTGCCATGGATGCTTTTTCATTAGATGGCCTTGGGCGAAATGCTGATGGAGAGCTGCGTCAGGATCATCTTGCTGCCTTAGGAACAGAAGATGAGATGGATCCAGATGAAAAATCCACCTGGGAGGATTTATATAAGGAGCTGAACAAGAAATTCAGCCAAAGGGACTGCGATATATTCTATTCTTTCTTTGGTCTCAATGGCCATAAACAGGAAAAGAATAAAGACATTTCCAGTAGATATGGGGTATCCCGTGGAGCTACCAGTCAGACCATATCCAAGATTGTGGCCTGGTTGCAAAAGAATCCAAAGTCTATTAAAATCCTCCATGATCTGGCTGAGTTATATAATGAGAGCCTCATGGTTCAGTTATGGCGTATGGACAGGGAGACTATTATGGAGCAGCTTATTAACAATGATGTGTATATCCTGCTTGAGAATGCAGCACCATGGAAATCAAAATCTGCCTTTATATCTTCTTTTGATTCTGCCATGAGTAATGTGAGGAACAAGGAGGTGGTAGAGGAGATATTGGACGGTGACTTCATGGATATTGATGATAATATCAAGAAGTATAATGATGATATCATCGCTTTTCTATCTGGTATGTATCCTGCGGTTAACATTCATCGCATTTCAGACATTGGTTTGATTGATAAGATGCATGAGGTTCAGAAGTATTACAGATATTACATTACAAAAAAACATTAAATACATATGAAATCATTACTTGAAATGTTACAAGAGGCATTAGTCTCTGAGAAGAAAGGTGAGATTACAGACGAGAAGTCATTCAGGGAATATGCTCGTAGTCTTTTTGAGGAAGCCTTTGGAGACGACCTCGATGAGGATGAGATGAAGGAAATCGTGGATGGCCTCATTGCGAAACAGAAAGAAGATGATCTTGACTGGGGTGAGGTAGTAGGCATGCTCCAGCAATCTATGGGTCCAAAATAAAAAAGAAAAAATGAGAAATAAATTCATAGACCTGGTCCAGGCAGGTGTGGCCAAGATGGATTATAACCCCATCGCAGGTAATACACCCAGTCTGGATCCATTGGTAGTCATGTATAACCGCTACTGGGGTCTGGCCACTGATACTCATTGTGCATTGGTGGGTGGAAGATATATAGTTACTGGTCATTGGCTTACACCACCAGCAGGTCAAGAAAAAACAAGGGTTAATAAGGCATTTAATACGCTTGTCTGGAACGATTTAGTGAATGGTGTGGACGTTAAGCCATCAGGATTCTTCTGCCTGTATGAACTATTGAGATCTGTTAATAAGGAGGCCAAGCTCATCCAATATAATGGAGACATCGCCATGGAGTTTACAGAGGCTATCACAGCTGAATCATACAAGGGGGATGCACCAGAGGTGTGTTATCCAGCAGGTAGTAATATAGCAGTACCTCTTAGAAAATTTGAATCTGTCCCTGGTACATTCCATGAGATGTATAACCGTTATGAAAATGGTGAGCAGCTCGCAGAGGCCTTGAATGAATCTGCTTGGATGAAAGGTAAATGGATGTGCTCAGGTTCGCAGTTGGCATGTAGAATAAATGAGACTGTATATGTAACGAACTTGGAGCTGAACGAATCGCAGGTGTGCAAGGATGAATCTTGTCCTGAGCTCAAGGAGCTCCTTTCAAAAGCGGATTTACAGGATGTGGCATTAGTAAAGGCCAAGAAGGGATTTAAGTTAGATTCCGATAATCGCACATGGAAGCGATTATTGGCCAAGAATAAATACAACCATATAAATGTTGATGATTACTCAGACCTGACCCCAGAGGAATGGTTCAAGGCCATCAAAGACATTGTTAATACAATAGACTAAAGATGAGTATAGAAGAATTGTTTGGTACCCTACAAGAGTCCATTACAAAGGAGTGGAGGGATCACCTAAAAACATCTAAATATTCCAAGCATATGGCCTTGGATGAGTTTTATAAGGAGATGCCAGAGAAGGTAGATGCCTTGATTGAAGCCTATCAGGCATCTAATGATACCATCGAGGATTATGCAAATGTCCTGGATAATGATATGGATGCCTTGGAATATCTCAAGGCCCTGAAAAAAGTATGCAAGGAAGGTCGAGAGATCCTTGGCGAATCAGAACTGGAATCTCTTATGGATGATATCCTCTCTCTTATTGATTCAACCATTTATAAGGTACAGAAGCTAACAGAAAGTAGATGGTTGACATTAAAAGAAAGCCTTATACGTTCACTGAATAGCTTGAACTAAAACAAAAGGATGACCTAAAAAGTCATCCTTTTTTATTCGCTCTAACAAGAGATCTCAGTTCGGCCTTAGTAACTACAAGGGAAATGTATTTGATCGCGTTAGAGCGCAAGTAAATGAGGTTATATGCAATTTATGGCACCCATTTACATCTTTTACGATTGTACTTCTTCTTATTACCATGATCTTTAGTGATCATTTTCCTGCGGTTGATCTGAGCCAGCTGACCCTCTGCCCAACAATAGACCCCAATTTGACACACCTTCCGTCTTGAGGCCGAGTTCTTCGAGTTCTTCATATACTTTTTCTAAACTAATTGGTGTATAAGAATGCGAATCGCAACCCACATCCAACATATTAGGGCGGAACTGCATAGGAACCTCCCATTCCTTCATCTCATAAATACTCCGGCTATGGATATGACCAAAGAAATGGAGAGTTTGAAGATTAGAATGACTCCAAGTGAGTAATGGGTAGTGACAAAGAATGATTTCCTGAATCTTTGTTTTTTGACCAGGGAATCCCTCAACATATAAGGTCACCACATCGGAGCAGATATGAACCTTATCCTGGAGATGGTATTTCTCCACAGCCTTCTTCATCTTTTCCGCATCATCATGGTTGCCAGGGATTATATAATGAATCCCATTTAGTTTTTTGAAGATTCTCCCATATTCATGCGTGCCAGGGAACCAAAGGAAATCCCCGCAGTTAAATACCACATCACCTTCCTTCACCACACTATTCCAGCGAGATATTAGGCCAGCATCCATCTCCTTGACATCCGCAAATGTTTTATTGCGGTCGCAGAACCGTAGAATGTTGCGATGACCTATATGGAGGTCTGAGGTGAAGAAAATGTTTTGTCCCTCCTGGGCCATAAGATGTATTTTTTCCATTTTTATTTTGTTTTGTTTTTTACATTTATATATCACCCCTAATCTTCAATTGTTTAGATCAGGTACAAAAAAAAAGACCACCTGAGTGGTCTTTTGTATGATTTGATGATTTTACTGAACCTCAATAGTGGCTACTCTATTGGCCTCAGTAGGAGTATATGGTTGTTCTGTATCGCCCTTAGCCTCTATAGTAATGAGATCGCGGTCCAAACCTGCATCAACAAGGGCCTCCATTACTGCTTTTGCGCGAGCCATAGAGAGGGTTTCATTGCCTACAAAGCCATCGCGGGATGCATAACCTGTAACTTTCACTGGTCGACCCAATTTAGCGATAGTGCTGATGTTAGCCATGGTCTTATAATCCAATGTGGATTTATTAAGATCAAATCCAATAGCAGGAACAACATAAACTACCTTCGTCTCGCCAGGCACTTCCTTAATAACCTCCTTTGGCATATTGCTGAGATCCTTTCGCAGGTTGTTCACAGTGGCATTAAGCCGATTAAATTCCTCCAAAGTGATATATTTGGTTTTGCTGAACTGCGTTTTATTGAACTTATATACTACACCTCCATTGAGTTGAAGTACTGAGCGATTGATATTGAACTCCAATCCACCACCATCATCAGTAAGACCATAGAAGATAGTAGGCTCCACATATAATGCAATGTGTTTATTGAGCATATATTCTGCGTTAATGGCAAAATTGGCAGTCATATCATTTCCTTTGGTATTGAAATCATGAGCCCAACCAGGACCAGCAAGTGCAGATAAATTAAACTTGCGATCCAACTTGGTTCGGAACATATTCAGTACATTCACCTTTGCCAGGGCAGTGGTATTGAGGTAATCAACCACCTTACCTGAGTTCAAAAAATATGCATTTGATCCCAGGGCTACTCCAAAGATCGGAGAGATGTCCTTACCAACTCGAAGACCTGCATTGCCATTGTATTTCTCAAAGGAAGCATCGCCCTTTGTTGGAGTAATGGCACCACCATTCACTGCCACATAAGTATTGTCAAAGAACTTTGGGGTGTCATATTTAGCCACCACATTCTGTGCTTGAACTGATAGGGTGGTTATAAGGGAAACCACCAAACCTAAAATAAACTTTTTCATTTTCATCTTTCTTCTTTATTTGTTTTCACCAAGAATTTCCTTGAGCAGACCAAGGATACCTCCCTGAGCTGGGACTGTCTCTACAGGAGCCTTCTTCTCCTTCACTTCAGCCTTTAGAGCAAGATACTGAATTCTGTCTTTCACCTCGGTCTGAAGATCAGTGTATTTATATAGGAGAATACTTGAAACGTCCTTGCCCCATTCCAAGAGACTGATCTGTTTATTGAGCTTGTCAATTGTCTCCTGGATATCATCATTATCCTTGAGGAGCTTTGTCCTGATATCCTCAATAGTTCGCTGATAGTCATGGAGCTCGTCAAGATTGCTCATCTCATCTACATGATCTATCACGTCCACAAAGGCATTAATGCAATCATTCTCGAGATCATCCACATCACACCCAGCCAAAGCATCAAGATAATTGGGATCACCCTCATTGAAGAATGGGGTCATATTCATCGCGATTTCATCTCCAATGACATCGACATCCTCATCAGGAGCCATATAAGTTCGACTTGAACAATCCAGCTCCTCACCAGCCTTAATGGCTGCCTGAACAGCATTGTTATAGTCCTCTACTGAATTGTAAATGGTTCCATTGACATTTCCTACGAAAATAATTTCTTTTGTTCTCATTTTATTTTTTGTTTGTATTACACATAAATATCACCAGGATATGTAAAATGTTTAGTTGATTTTCTTCTTTTTGTATACTGGTATATCAGGATCATCCATGAAATTATATGTTTTACTATTGTTTCTGCGATTTCTCCATGCATTAATACAAAATCCATTCCACTCCCATTGAGAGGAGTTGTATTTAGGATCAAGTATTTCTAAATGAATATCCCAAATGGAATCTGGTCTGATTGAATATTCATATCTTTTGGCAGAGGGTGGAATATCACCAATGAGTTTTTCAAGATCCTCATCTTTAGCCACTCCATCCTTTTTCTGCTCTAACCATTTTATAATCTGGATGCAGAGAGGATTATTTTCACCAATGATACATTTGAATTTCTTCACCGCACTGTAATCATATCCCAGAGTCTCAGTGTCTCCTATTTTGGCTATGTTTATCACTTCATTTCCCAACTTCACATTTTTCTTTATAATCAATGATCTATCAAGTCTGAAGTAATCAACTGAGCTCATGATACTATCTGATTTAAATGTGACATTCTCAAGCTCCCATGTTTTATAAAATCTGAATGGGAATACTGGTCGTTTGTCTGTGGAGTGTAGAGAAATGTTACTGAGTTTGTTGATCGCATTGCTTTCATCTCTCAGTATAAAACCAGGTGCTTCTATCTCTTTTATTTTGGTATTTTTTATCACATTTAAAGTATGGGATCCTATATGGCAAGTAACTGGGACCACTTTGTCGTCATAATCTTTTCTTAATATATAGGCGGTATCCCCTTTTATTTCTACTACCCATGTGGGCATGGTTTGATCATAATAAATATTGGCCATATTTGGCCAGTCCTGATTTAAGGCATCTACAAGAGCCTCTTCCAGAGAGATAGTATTTATCTTGTTGTTCTTGTTTAATAGTCCCTCTTTAAGAAAAGTATATAAACCATCCATTTTGTTCTATGTATTTTTTATCTTCTGGTTTTACTCTGGATATTTTCATGGATTCTTTGAATGCTCTACCTGGTTCAAATGGACATCTGATCTCTATATATTGGTTTCTCATACCTTTAAAGTTTTCCTTCTTTATACCGTCCAGACCAAACATCTTCATTACATCACCAGGATCAGTGCCTTTTCTAATACACCCTTTAACTTTTTTATAATATTCTCTCCATACAGGGCATTCTATTACCATGGACATGTTCCATAGTTCCACATTTTTGAATGTTGGTATTGATTTTGGATCATACACTTTGATTTTAAGGCCTGGTTCACGAGAAGTTATAAAATTCTTACTACCAATGAATTTAACATTAGTAAAAGATAGGTCACCCCCGTGCATGTCAAAACTCTGCCCAAATCCATCAGTAATCTCAAAGGTACAATTCTCTACACTTACATTCTCATCGTTAAGAATGATATTACTACCATACTCTGCCTCTATATTAAAGTTGATGATTATATCCTCAGGCAAATCATCATCCAATGAGGATAAGCTAAAGTAAACAAGTTTTAAGGTTGCACCTGGAATGGTCCTCAGTAGGTTAATAATTTCCCCGTCCAATAATTTATTATAACTGCCTTTAATAGTGAGTACCTTTTTGGCAGGATTCCAATCAACGCTACCTTTTCTATTTTCCTTTGCGGCCTTTTCTTGGATCTTGGCCTTAATCTCATCACCAGCATTTAGAACGCTGGATTTATTGGATTTATTTAGGAGTCCCTCAAGACACAATTTCAATGTTTTCATCTTTTTATCTTATGTTTTGAGTGCACTGGTATATCAGGATCATCCATAAAACGAAATATCTGACCTTTAGCTCCGCGCTGCCTGTATGCTTGGATATGAAGCCCATTCCAATCCCATGAAGTGCCGCGGTTGAACTTCATCATGGAATCATTATATATCTTCATATGGATGTTCCAGGTACTGTCTTGTGCGATTACATAATTATATGATTTTGCGATTGGTGGAACATCACCAATGAGTTTTTTGAGATCTTCATCTTTAGCCACACCCTCTTTCTTTTGCTCTAACCATTCTATGATCTGAGCGCTGAGCGGATTCCTATAAGGCATGTTGCATTTGAACGCTGTCACCTCACTATAATCATATCCCAGGGTTTCAGTATCCCCCATATTATGGATATCAATGTTATTATTTTCCAGTTTCACATTTTTTCCTATGATCAGGGATCTATCAAGGTCATAATAATCAGCGGCATATGCATCCCTGTCTGATCTGAGTGTGACATTTTCAAGCCTCCAGTTTCCTTTGAAATTAAATGCAGTTACTGCTGGATATGGATTAGTGGAGTGTAGAATGATATTGTTGAGCTCCTTGATAGTATTTCTGGTCTTCCAATCACCTAATGCAAATGCATGTGCTGTTACTTTTTTAGCCTTGATGGTTTTTAATGCAGCCAAGACATTTGAACCCACTGGGAATGTAGTTGGTGTATTTTTACCATCACCAATCCTGTTAAACACGCTAACATTATCATCATCGTCTATCTCGACCACCCATGTGGGCATAGGTGATGTTATATACCTACCCAGCACATCCTGCCAATCTTTAGTCATGGCGTTAATAAGGACATCCTCTGAAAAGATAATATTTGTCTTATTACTCTTATTAAGCAATCCCTCTAAAAATACTGATAATGTTTTCATGCGTCAAAAAATACTACATTTCCATTTTTTCTAAGGCCAATATTCCACACATTGGCATCAAAGATATATATTTTCACACCCAGTTCCTTGGCCGCTTCTACCATCTCATCATATGCATTCTGGACATTTTTATCATTGGAATGGTCAATATCACCATTCATTAAATAACTAAACTCCTCGATGGATTTTGGAACCCTGGTGGCATCATCTACAACTATAAGCTTCTCCATGGAAACAATCCTGGGGGAGAGATGGCTTATGTGAGGTAGTACGCTATATTTCTTAGTTTTTGCAAGCTTATAAAACACCAAGGAATCCTTTGACATGTTCTTATAAAACACCTTTATGATCTGATCCCCAGCCTCTATAACGAATCCTTCCATACCAGCACCCAGGAATTTATCTATGCCACCTGTTTTGATGAGGTTATTAAAGTAATCTGCTATAATGGTGCAGGATCTCTGAGGATCTTGCTCCATGCCGGCCACTGCACTAACTAACCAGGTTAGCATGACAATACCCTTTTGTTCTCCTACTGCATCAAACACATATTCATCGACACAGGGAAGACTTTTTATTAACTCTATGGCATGCTCATCACCGGACCCAGCATCCACCAGGACATCATACATCGTACCATCGGATATGGAAGCCCAGATGTCATATACCAGCTCTTTTGGAATGAATTTGGCCTTATTTTTATCCCCCAGCACACTTTCAAATATGCCAAGGGATATTGAATCTTCCAATTGTTGATATAAACCTTTCATGCTCAAATAATAGCATCTATCTCTTTGCTTATATCCACTAATTTGGCATTATCCCATGTCCAAACTCTTTGATTTGAAGAGCCTCGGAAACGGATGCTGGTATCACGAAGCTCGGATATATATTGCCCATCAATGAGATAGTCAAGGAGTTTAACAACTTCTTTTTGACCAGAGGACAGATCCTCTACCTTATAACCGGTCCACAACCAGATCTTTTTTGTATCCCCCAACTCTGCTCTAAATCTACTAATGAGGTTATATACTCCGCCCATATTAGCAGGATGTAGAGGTTCCCCACCCAGAATAGATAGGTGATTAATATTTGGGTCCTTACAGAGATTTATGATCTCCTTAACTGTATCATCTGTCCATAGTTTACCCGCATTAAAATTCCAGGCAGACTCATTAAAACAATCCTTGCAATGAAAAGTGCAGCCGGATACCCATACAGATACTCCTATACCATTACCATTGGCAATGTCAAATGTTTTTATGTTACTATATCTCATACACTAATGCATAAATTAACCAGATAGCCCATCCCATGGTGAGTGTATAGTATGCCTCATTAGTAATTTTGTCAATATCCTCATCCTTGACCTCTGAGTATACAAATCTCCATTTTTCAGGCCTGAACGTGGACAGGGCTATAACCAACACTACCCATACCCAGAAACTAATAGGCTTATAATGTAGATAGTGTACTCCAATTACATCATATGCTGACCCCAGGACCCAGGCATGAATAGCATGAAAAATAACTACCATCAAGATAGAGATCAGTACGCTAAAAAACTTCTCAATAAAATCTTTCATCGCTCAAAAATACATGTTACATGTTTAATTAACCAATCAAACTCATTATAATCTGCCATAACATCAATGCCCCCATTATAGAAATCATTGGTATATAATCTGATGGAAAGTTGGGGTATAGGAATCTCCTGCTCATTAGTCAGTTCTGCACCCTCAAGAAATAACACTTCCATCTTCCTATGCGCAGTTCCTAAATCAGTTTCGAACACAAATAGCTCATCTGTCCTGGTGAAATTGTATGGAGTTAAAGCCTTCTCCATTTTCTCAAGAAATTTGTCTTTATCCATCTTTTTTTGTTTTAAGATACTCGTTTTGCGAGAGCATTATATTCCTCAATGAGTTTTGCGCGAGCTTTTCCCTGGGCACCCTTAATCTGAACTAAAAGGGTTTTCATTCGCTCCTTTATAGCCTTTTT